AAACTGTCGGTTGTGGTTGAGCAAGATGGAAAAAGTAAAACAATCTGCACTTGGGAACATGAACATTGTGTTCTAACAGGCAATGTCAAAGATGTTACCGAAGAGGTATTAACGGAGATTAACCGTAGGATTAAAGAACATTTCGGAGTTGAAGAATGAAAACAGTATGGGTTATTTGCGAGGAAGTGGACTTGGGCTATCATATGGTCAAAGGTTTTGCTTCTTACCACCGAGCGGAATCAGAGTGCGGCCGTATGTGTGAAGAAGCTAAAGCCGAGCAGGTCAATTGGATGGTGAAAAGTGGGACTCAAACTAAAGAGCAAGCAGTGGATTGGGTCAATCAGTATGAATCTGACAAATACTGGGTATACGAAGTGGAAGTTGAACAATGAGTGAGAAGCAATACACCCACAGCTTCACTCGCAAAATTGTGGGTTTCGTTTATTGTGCTCATTGTGGTCTGATACGGTTAAACAATGATGCAACATTTAAGTTAGTTAGAACAAGTTGTCCGAGGTAATTATGAATTATTTGTATATGTTAGTTGGTGTTCCAGGTTCAGGTAAATCCACTTGGGCTAAACAACAAAAATGGTCTAATTCTCCTAATCCCTGTAGTTATATTTCTACAGACAAACACATTGATAGGTGGGCTGAAGAACTAGGTCGAGATTATACTGATGTTTTCTCTACTTTTATGCCAGCGGCCGTAGAGTTGATGACTTGTGAAGTTATCTATGCTCGCGAAAACGACCAAGATATTATTTGGGATCAAACCTCCACTACTGTAAAAAGTCGGCGTAAAAAGTTTGATATGTTGCCGGATTACTATGCTATTGCTGTGGTATTTCCTACACCTGACCGGTTGGAATTGAATGAAAGACTTAAACTACGGAGTGGTAAAGTTATTCCTGTGGATGTAATTGATAATATGATCCAAGGTTATGAACCTCCTACATTGAAGGAAGGTTTTAAGGAAATCTGGACATGGAAAGAAACCACTAGAGCAGCTATGTTCAATCAGGGACACCGCCATCCTATACTGAGTTTCAATATTGTCAAGGGCTGAAACCAAAAAAGTGCTTGACATATACCACAAAGTGGTGTATAATGTAATTTTTAACTGGAGATTGTATGGCAAGGATGAAAGATGTTTATGCAGAGATTCAAGACATGGCTGATAACGGCTATGATACTGATGAAATTGCATTGATGTTGGAAGTTGATATTAAACAAGTGCAGGCTACATTGGGTCTGACAGTAGATGGAGAAAATGATGAATAAGAATCAAAAAGAGTTTATTGCAGCAGCTACACAAAAGTATGGTGTTGGTGCAATTATTTCCCGTGACCAAATTTCTGATGTTGTAGAAGAATCTGGTTGCACCTATCCGTTTTGGCTTGTGACTAAAGCTGAATACCGTGCAGGTCGTGGTCAGTATGTTGTTCCGATTGTTCCAGGTCTTGTACCTATGAAAACAAAAGAACCTGAACCTGAACTTGCTACTGTTGATATGGCTCAGATAAATGGCCAAGTGCTTTCATTTCGCCAACCTAAACTGGTTGATGAATCTGACACCTCTATTCCCGTAAAGTATCCTGATTATGTCCCTTTTGGTTTCTTTAAAGACCTTCGCAATATTGTTAAGTCTTTTATGTTTTATCCCGTGTTCGTTACTGGTCATTCTGGCAACGGCAAAACACTTATGGTTGAACAAGTATGTGCTGAGCTCCAACGTGAGTGCATCCGTGTTAACATTTCTATTGAAACTGATGAATCAGACCTGCTGGGTGGTCCTACTCTTGTCAACGGTAATGTCGTCAACCGTGATGGTCCTGTCATTATTGCTATGAAACGTGGTGCAGTCCTTCTAATCGATGAAGTTGACCGTGGTTCAAACAAACTAATGTGCTTGCAAGGTATTCTTGAAGGCAAACCTTACTACAACAAAAAATCTGGTGAGTTGGTACATCCTAAAACCGGTTTCAACATCATTGCTACTGCGAATACCAAAGGTCGTGGTTCAGATGAAGGTAAGTATCTGTCACAAATTCTTGATGATGCATTCCTTGAACGCTTCCCCATTACAGTCGAACAGGATTATCCTGACGTTAAGACTGAGACAAAGATTCTAAAGCCTTTGATTGCTGAAGAAGATTTTGTTACCTGCTTGGTTACATGGGCTGATACTGTTCGTAAGACATTCAAAGAGGGTGGCACAGATGAAATCATTTCTACTCGCCGTTTGGTTCACATTGCACGAGCATATACGATTTTCAATGACCGTATGAAGGCTATCACCTTGTGTGTTAATCGTTTCGATGAAGAAACTAAGACTGCATTTCTTGACCTGTACAGCAAAGTCGATGCAAAAGTCCATGCACCTGAACCAGTGTCGGCGCCTGCAAAACCAATTGCACCGGCAACTGATGATGACGAAATTCCCTTTTAATTGAAAGAACATATTATGGCTACAAAACTTAAAGTACGCACAGGCAAACAAAATCGCCACGAAAAAATTACCGTTGTGATGTTGTCAGGCCTGCCTGTATCACCAGATGCTATTAAGGCCTGCTTCAAGGGTACAGACCAAGAGGCAGTCCTGTATCGGTTGCCGACTAATATATACAATATCCGTCGTGATGGAGGCGTGATTAAAGTGTTCAAGACAGGTCGCAATGTCACCGCATATCAACTAAAGAATTGTAACGAATTTAACGCAGAAGGACGATACATTGGTCGACCTACTACTGTGACACCTGTTGTCCGTGAGGAACCTATCGTAACGCATATTGTAACAGAAGAATTGGAGACTGTATGAGTGGTTGGAGAAAACGTCAGATTGCCGATAAACTTGAAGATGATACGACCAATGCGAGGAGTATCTCGCAATGGTATATTGAAAACAATGTAGAAGTTACTTGGTATGTGCTAGGTATCTTAACAATGTCTGTAATGGATTCTTTAATCAAACGTGAATATTCAGCTGCAGGATTTATTTTTGTCCTTATGATTGCTAACTATTTACTACGAAGTCATGGATTCCGCAAATGAAAATAAATTCAATTCAAACACACACTAATGAAATGTATCGTTTACAGGATAGTAAAAGAATAGAAAAAGAACATACTGAACGAATGCAGGAAGAAATTAGAATCAAAGAGCATCGAAAAGTTGATGAGGCTCAGCGTGTTGAAATGAATCGTAAATTAAACCGTCCCACGGGACAAAGAGTGGATACATTGGCATGAAAAAAAGAGACCGAAAAAACCTACATTACCTATTAAGTTTGGATGAAATGACACTACTTGCGTGGTGGTTGTCGGCTCCCGGTCCGGACAGAGAATATGCATCCGAACTTTTGAAAATGTATAGTGAAGAGCTTGACAATCGTCTGGCTTTGTGTTATGATGGTCCCGAGGACGGGGATTTTGCCCAGGCAAATGACCTAATCAATAGTATTAAGAGTAAATTGTAAATAGAGGATATATGATGAATCGTAAATGGTTTGAAGAATTGTTGACTGACCAAGTTGTAACAGTGGCTTTTGTTAAGAAAGATGGTACCGACCGCAATATGCGTTGTACACTTATGCCTGAATGGCTGCCTGTCAAAGACCTGCCTGAATCAACTGAAACTACACAGCGTTCTAAATCTGAAACATCGGTTGCTGTGTTTGATTTGGACATTAAAGGCTGGCGTGCATTCAGTATTGAATCTGTTAAGTCGATTACATTCGGAGCATAATTATGGCTTTTGTTGAAGTTGAAGTTCATCTGGACGATTTTGATACTGATGATGTGATTGATTACCTTGAGCGTCAAGGTTATACGGTAATGCATTCTGCTGGTAGTCATCTTCCGATGAATAATCCTACAGATGAATTGCGTTTGATTTGGGAAGCAATGTATCTTGGTAAACCATATGATGAAATGGTGCGAAGGTTTGTTAGTGGCCATACTGGTCGTTTTTTGTGAAAAGTGAGTATATTATGAAAGTTAAATTGTTTGCAGCTTTGGCTGCTGTTGTTCTTGTTACTGGATGTTCTACTGCAACTAGAACAGCATGGGAAGTAAATGTGCCTGCAAAAGAAGCAGCTGCACCTACTGTTATTGTTAATATGCCTAAGCCTGTTGAAACAGATACCTATAAGTTGCAAAACTATAAGGGTCCAGAAGCAATGGATTCTAATGAACTAGCGATGCATTCCCGTGAGTGTGTTCTTTCTAAATTGCGTCCTCGCGTGACCTATGTTTCAGTCCGTGCAGAAGCAGGTAAGATTTTGGTGCCTGTATCTGTTAATTGCGAACCTTACATCCAATAAAAAATGGACTATATCTACATGCCGGTTTTTTGGATGTGTTTTATCGCATCCGGTGGTAATTGTCAATTCATGCAACCTGAAAATACAGTTTACTACAAAACTTCTTCAGCTTGTGCAAGAATTCTTGAAAGAGAGAAAAAATCTATTTTAGACAAAATCAAAAAAGATAAAAATCAACCCGATATATTTGGATCAAATTGTATTACACTTATTGTACAATCTCCTAATTATCCACTTGAGCAAGTAGAAATCTTTTACAAAACTAAAAACGTGGAAAATTCTTTGGCTTTGGATGTAAATACTTACAAAACCAAGGTGGTTAAAGCTGATGATTTGGATGAACTTGAAAAAGAAGTTGAAGCTGCAACCAAAAAACCTGTTAATAAAACCAAAGAAATAGAGTATATAGTAAATGAAGCACCTAAATCTTTTGTTATTGATTGTATGCGTTATATGAGTCTTTCAAAAAGTGATTGTGAGAAGAGCTGGTTTATCAAATAATTCAATTATTTGCTATATAAATATGTGTAACATTGATTAGTCAATGTAATTTTAAATTTTTAACTGATGGAGTATCTAAAATGAATGAACTAAAATTATCTACCAACCTTGTGAACGCTATTCTTCAATATTTGGCAACAAAGCCATATCAAGAAGTTTACCAAATTGTTGAAGCAATTCAAAAAGAAGCATCACCACAAGCACAACCTGGTGTTGTAACAGACGCAGCGCCTGCGGTTTAATCAACAAACCTTGCACTCGCAAGGTTTTTTATAAATTATGAAAATCAAAATTGGTCCTCATATCAATTGGATTGGCCCATATCAAATTGCAGACATGCTTTGCTTTTGGGTCAAACCAGTAAAAGACGAACATGGCTTTAAAGATAAACCAGATTGGGTACACCAGTTTGGTAAACGCTTAAGTAAAAACAGCAAAGGTGAAGAATCACTTTTGTCTAAGTTTTGCCACTGGGTACATTCAAAAAGAAATCAAACTGTCAAGGTAAAGATTGACCGTTGGGATACTTGGAACATGGACTCAACATTGGCTTTGATTATTCTTCCAATGTTGAAACAACTAAGAGATAAAAAACACGGTGCACCTTTTGTGCGTGATGAAGATGTACCTGAAGGTTTGAATCTCCGTTCTACTGAAGCACCACCTAAAGAAAATGAATGGGACACAGATGAAAACCATTTCAAGCGTTGGGATTGGGTGCTCGATGAAATCATTTGGGGTTTTGAACAAGAACATCCTGATTGTGATTGGGATGCTCAATACCATACAGGTGTAATTGACACTGAATGGATTCCAATAACCGATGAAAATGGCAATCAATTGTTTGAAATGAAGAAAACAGAAAAAGATACCAGCCATTTTGATATTGAAGGTTACAAAGCACATTCGGAACGTATTGACAATGCTATGCTTTTGTTTGGTCGTTACTATAGAGGACTTTGGGACTGATGGACTATAATACCATCGGTCGTGAATTGGTTGAAATGTTTGGTGATAAACTGCCTAATCCCATACATGAACCTATTCGTTTTGCGTACTATATAAAATTATATAACTATGAAAAGTCGATGAAAAATGAGCCACGAGGATGACAAATTCAAACACAGTAAACGCCTACTCAAAGATGAGAATGCTGTAAACAAGCAATCTAAAATCGCTAAGGCATTTGGTGTACAGGTTAAAGAACCACATAAGTTTGCCAAGAAACATGCAATGAATTGTGGTAATCCTAATTGTGTAATGTGTGGTAATCCACGCAAAGTATTTAAAGAACCAACACAACAAGAAAAACGCCTGTTTCAAGATGTTGATGCACCCACAAATAAACATAGTAATGGTTTAAACATAATTGAAGAAAACCTATGAGTAATTTAATTAAACACGCCGAAACAGAATTGGATCTTATTGGTCTAACTGATGGAGATGATTACAATTCTGCAATGCGGAAACACATTCTGCACATGATTAAAGAATTTGCAGATGAAGGCCATTCTGGTTTCTCTGGTGCTTATGCAATTCAAATTTTAACCAAATTGATGGACTTTAAACCATTGACTCCATTGACTGGTGAAGATTCTGAATGGACTGATGTATCATCCTACGGAGATGGAACTAATATGCGTTGGCAAAATAACCGACATGGTTCTGTATTCAAAGATGCTGATGGTTCTTGTTATGATATTGATGGCATAGTATTCTGGGAATGGTTTAGAGATTTGGAAACAGGTAAGGCAATCAAAACATATTATACTGCTAGTGATTCCCGTGTGCCTGTGACATTTCCATATACTGTACCAGATAAACCAATATATCAATATCGACAACCCGATGATTCTGACGAGATTGCTTTGCAAAACGAAAATGGTTTTTTCCGATGAAATCCATATTTAATTATTTTGAGGCGAAGAATAGGTTGCGTGAAGCCAAAAAAACTATCCTAATGATGGGTGGTGAAGATGAATGTCAACCTATGCTTCTAGGCCAAAGAGACTTCTTGGAATTAGAAGTTGATTATTACCATGATGAAATGGTATCCTTAGGATATAAGACCTTGACAATCGTTTGTCTTTGTGTTATACTGTATTTTGTTAATAATTTTTTAGGATTATATGAAAACCCCTTCCACTTTTAAACTATCTAAAAGAAACAAAACTATGATTGCGCTGCTTCCATTTGCGTATAGAGAGCAACGGGAAGCTTTCAAGCAAAACATGATTCAAGCTCAATACATTGCTTCAACATCCGAACGACAACAAATGGGTGTAAATGCTAAGGGCAAAGACGAATAAATACAACCCACAACTAACTTGAAAGAATATTATGAGCACATTTATCGAAGTATTTTCTGTTGAAAAAAACACCAAAGTAATTATCAATCTAGATTCAATTCTAGAAATTGCGCCGCTGCGTGAAGGTGGTTGTAATTTGTTTTTCCCTGATGCTGCGGCTGTTGGTGGTAAAAACTCTATGAAGGTTACAGATTCTTATTCAATGTTCCAACAATTTGCATTGCAGACAGTATCACCAGAAGATATTGCATCACGAATTCAAAGAATGCAACCGCAAGAAACTGAACGCCGTGGTCCAGGTCGCCCACCAAAAGTAACTATGGGCAATACTACCGCTGGTCTTGAATAATGGATAATAACCGCGAAGTGTTGTTAATTGCACAAGAAGAATGTGCAGAGGTAATACAAGCGATTAGTAAGTGTTTTAGGTTTGGCCTCGATAACATCAAGCCAAACACAACTAAAACTAATCGTGAACACCTAGAAGAAGAAATTGGTGACCTGATGGCTATGGTTTACATTTGTTATGATTTGAAAATTATTAATCCCGTCAAGGTGCTTGAAGCACAAGAAAACAAAATTCACAAACTTAAAAAATGGTCTACAGTATTTGATGAGTAATATTTTAAAATGGATTAGTAATGATTACGAAAGCAATAGAGTACGTTTTTATTTTGAGATCCTTGCTTGGGCTTTATCTGTTGGTTGTGCTATCACTATGGCCCTCACCGTGCCTAATCCTCCCCTTCTTATCATGTACCCAGTTTGGATTACAGGTTGTCTTATATACGCTGGGTGCGCTTATACTCGGCGTTCCTTTGGTATGCTCGCTAATTATTTCCTATTGGTCACCATCGACTCTATCGGATTATTAAGGATGGTATTGTGACATTTACTGAGGATGATACTGTGACATTAACGACAAATGCATTTAATGTTGTACAACAAACACCTTATATTCCACCAACGCCGGCACCAACTTGGTATGTTACAATGCCTGAACCAATCAGTTATGAGTTTCGGGTGGTTGAATATATGAAAGATGGAAAAATAGATAAAGTTGCTTTACAGATGTGTAAACATATACACGACCAATATGGCAATATAAAAACACAGGGAATTTGGCAAGAAGTACCACGAACACAAATTCAATTATGAATATCTTTTACCTCGACAACGATCCAAAAGTGTGTGCAGAAATGCACAACAATAAGCATACAATAAAAATGATTCTTGAATACTCTCAACTATTGTCCACCGCTCATCGGGTGCTTGACGGTGAAGAATATTTCGAGTTGACTGCAAATGGTCGCCGAATTAAACGCTGGGAATTATCAGATGACCGTGAAGAAAAACTTTACAAAGCTTCACATATCAATCATCCTTCCGCTATTTGGTGTCGTAAAGGTATAATCCAATACCGCTGGCTGCATAATCTTTTGATTGAACTATGTAAAGAATACACATATCGTTATGGTAAAATTCACAAAGTTGAACGGGATGGTCTACTCTGGAAATTAGAACAACCACCAAAAAATATACATACTGATGTATTCTGGTCTGAACCAACACCTGCAATGCCTGATGAAGTAAAGATTGCCGGTGATTCTGTTGCATCGTATAGGAATTATTATATAAATAATAAGACGCACCTAGCCTCATGGCGTGGTAAGATTAACTCTCGTAATGTTCCAGGATGGTATAATGCCCAGCTATGATTTCTTAAATAAAGATACAAACAAAGTAGAAGAACACCGTATGAGAATTGCGGAACTAGATTCGTTTGTTGAAAACAATCCACACCTTGAACGCTATCATACAGCACACAATCTTCCAATTATGTCAGATGGTGCTCGTATGTCTGTTCCCGGTATTGGTCAAGCTCACATGGCCTTTGAACGCGGTGTCATTCAACGCATGAAAGAATCCATTCCAGGAAACACAATGTCGGGTCATAAAACAAAGTTGCCTAGAGAATGGTAATTAATCGTCCTTATCGCATTCCTGCACTTCTTGGTACTGGCTATTACAAACAGCCACAAAAACAACAAGCACAACCCAAGAAAGTTCCACAAACCAAAGTAGCTGCTTTACTAAAGAAGGATCCTGCAACAACAAAAACCTCCAAATAATCCCGCAACAACAACAAGGATGTTTCAATGGCAACCAACAGAAAAACAGCAATACAAAAACGTGAAGATTCAATTGAAGGTGATACAACAACACACAGACACCAACCAGTTTCAAACTCATTAAAAATAAAATTAGACCATTTAAAAACTTTTGAAGCACTAACACAAAATCAACAAAAATTCTTTGATGCATACAAGACAGGTGATTACTTCATTGGCCTACTAGGATCACCAGGTGTTGGTAAAACATTCTTAGCATTGTATCGTGCGATTGAAGAGGTTCTAAACAAAGATAATCCGTTCACTCATGTTGTAGTTGTTCGTTCTGCTGTACAGGTAAGAGACCAAGGTTTTGTTCCAGGTACATTAGAGGAAAAAATGGAGATTTATGAAGTGCCTTACAAAGAAATTTGTGAGACACTTTTTGGTCGTTCCGATGCATGGGATAGACTAAAGGAACAAGGATATGCTAGATTTATTTCAACTACTGCTATTCGTGGTATCTCTATTGATAACTCTATCATTATTGTAGATGAATGTCAGTCGATGACATTTCATGAATTGAGTTCTGTTATCTCCCGTGTTGGTCACCGTTCTAAGATTATTTTTGTTGGTGACCTAAAACAGAATGATTTGATTAAGAGTAGAAATGATATATCAGGTCTTGCTGAGTTTTTGAATGTTGCAAGACATATGGATGAGTTTACTGAAATCAATTTTACACCAGACGATATTGTTCGCAGCAGTTTGGTTAAATCATGGATTGTTGCCTGCGATAAATTAGGAATATAATGTTTAACTACTGCCCACCAAAACCTTTACAAGATTTACAATCTACTACTTTTCCTGATGGTAAAAGATACTATCATTTAGCTGATGGTACAAGATTGCCTTCTATTACCACTGTTTTAGGTGCGATGAGTAAAGCTGACATACTTGCATGGCGTAAACGTGTTGGTGAAGAAGAAGCTAATAAAATCTCACGCAAAGCATCTGGCCGTGGTACAAATGTGCATAGTATCTGTGAAGCATATCTAAACAATAATGTGGATTATTCAAAGAAGGCTATGCCTGATGCATTGGAAATGTTCAAGAGTCTTAAACCAATCATAGATGCGAATGTATCTGATATTTGGTATCAAGAGTGTACATTGTTTTCCAAAAAACTTGGTGTTGCAGGTCGTGTTGACTTGATTGCACATTGGGACGGAAAACTATCCATTATTGACTTCAAGACCAGTAGTAGAATCAAAACTAGAGATAAAGTTATGTCTTATTTTTGGCAAGAAACTGCATATGCATTGATGTTGGAGGAAATGATTGGTGAACCTGTCGACCAGATTGTTACACTTATGGCTGTAGATGGTTCTGAACCATTAGTATTTGTTGAAAAGACACAAGACCATATAGATGGACTTGTCAAAGCGATTGAATTTTATAAAACAACCTTATAAATAAATATAATAAAAAAAGGAGAACACAATGTCAGCAACATTAGGAAATGGATCAATTACATTTGGAGACGGTACCACACAGTCAACAGCGGCCTCCGATATAGGTGTAGGCCAAACCTGGCAAAGTTTCACTTACCCCGGAAGGATATGGAGCACAACTTACACTAATACTACAGGAAAACCTATAATGGTTATAATTAGCGGTCATTGCCAACCAAATCAAGAATACTGGCTTGATATAGATGGAGTGCATACTATGGGAAACAGTATGGGTGGAGGAATGTCAGGAGATGGTTATCTAGCTGCTATTATTAGACCCGGTGGAACATATCTTGCAAATAATAATGGATCTGGATTTGACACTGGTTCCGGTTTTAGATGGTTTGAACTTCGTTAACGAATAAAAGGATTATAAATGCCACATTACAAAAATACTGAAAATGATATTCATTGGTTAGATTCTTCGGATGAAGAAAAAGATTATTTGCCAGAAGGTTTTATTCAAATAACAGACGATGAAGCTGAAGACATTCGTGAAGCAAAAAGAATCGCATTATATGAAAATTTAACTTATGCACAAAAACGTGCAGCTGAATACCCATTGTTTGCAGACCAGCTCGATTTGTTATATCATGGAGGTATAGATGAATGGAAAGCAGCTATTCAAGTTATCAAAGATAAGTATCCCAAAACATAAATTCATGAGAGGCTTGACAATCCTCTAATCCTGTGATATAATATATACTTTACACACTTATGAACTGGGACATGGCTCAGCTGTGCAATTAGACTAAGTTCCCACTCTGTGGGTACGGGAGTGAGAATCTCCCTAAGTGTGTATTTTATTGCTGTATGAAGCAAAGAGAAAAGTGTTCTGGACGGGGGTGCGAATCCCCCCAGGTCCACCATAAGGAAATTTGATGAAATTGGAAAAAGTAAAACAGTATTTTGTTGTAGTAGACAAAGATGACACAGTAAAAAGAGTGTGTTGGGCACCTTTACTTTGGGATATGACTAAACGTGGATATCGTTTTACAGGATTTAAAGGATTGAATTATCCTCTTCCAAAGTTTCTTTATGTTGGGCCTGCATAGTTTCGACAGAGCAAAGAGTAACAGAGTGGACAGCACGGTAGGCGATGACCGTTAATCAAGCAAAAAACGTAAATGCAAACGACTCCGCATATCGCCTAGCTGCTTAAGCTAAGCTGAGGTTTCGCCGACTGTCCTTATTATCCAATCAGTCGGCACATTAAGTAAGAAAGGAAACAAATGCGAAGTAAACCAATACTTTTCAGCATAGTAGTTTCCGCAATAGTTCTTTGCCTCTCCATGGTAAATATTAATTTTAGAATTCCTCTAAAAGCTAATTATCAGGATCTCACTGAGGCAACAAAGAGGCAGGTTACATGCCTTGCAGAGAACATTTACTTTGAAGCTGGACATGAACCATTGAGTGGTAAACAAGCTGTTGCTTTTGTTACCATTAATCGTGTTCAATCCGGTTACAGTAAAGATATTTGCGGAGTTGTTCATCAAAAGTCGGGAGAGACCTGTCAGTTTTCCTGGTTGTGTGATAAAAACATTACCAGTAAACGCTTGACAATTAGAGATAGTTCGTTGTATAATGAAGTTCGTGAGTTAGCCGTGGACATGATTCTAAATCGTGACCTCAAGGAAGATGTTACACAAGGTGCAACATACTACCATGCTGACTATGTAAATCCTCATTGGCCTTACAAGAAAGTAAAGCAAATTGGTGCTCATATTTTCTATGTAAACCATGCGGATAAAATTGACAGAAATAGGAGTTTTTATGAATAAAGATATTATGACTTTAGTTGTTAGCATAACCATTTTACTAGCAGGTATTATTGCAGGTGTAACAGTTTATCATCTGAATGACAGAATGAACTTTGCAAAGAACATGGAATCAGCAATTGCCAAAGGTGTTGATCCTCTTTCGGTTAAGTGTTCCTATGAGGAACGTCCTACTTCAACTTGCATTGCATATGCATTAGGTAAACGCTAATGGCTACTAGAGAAGAAATATCTGAATTCTCTACTAAAATATTGGAGATGGCTGACGAACAAGGTCAATCTTGTATGGATGTCATTATCCAATATTGTGATGAAACAGGCATCGAGGTAGAGGTCGCAGCAACATTGGTTTCTTCATTTCTAAAGGCTCGCATTCGTGAAGAAGCACAGTCAATTAATCTAATCAAAAAGGCCGCAAAGCTACCACTATGAATGAAGGTACAGGCTTTGCGGCCTTTGCGTTATACAATGCATTGAAGTTACATTTCACCTCGTCTTCCTATGATTTTTTCAAGTATCATGGGAAGACTAATGTGAGCAAAGATACTTTTCTGAAGCGCAAAGATAAATATAGCTTCTACAAGTTATCACGCAAATACTCATTGGATGAACTCAGGAACTTCTATGTGGCTAATTTTGTATACGGTGACTCGACTTGGGTTGGTGAAATGACTGGACCAAGTGGTGAAGATGTATATAAAAAGTGGCAAAAGATTTCTCAAAGCTTGACATATAATTTTGAATCTGATATAGTACGCATCTTAGAACAGGTAAATAGTCCTGATGAATTGATGAAGGTAAGGTCTGGTGAATATCCTGACCTACTAGTTGGTGCAATGCAGAATTCAATATCAATTGAAACATTGGTGATACTGAATGATATGATGAACTTCTTTTCCATGTGGGATAAAAAGATTAGTGATGACATTATTTGGCCATCCTACAAATTGAAGTGTGAAAAGTATGCACCATTTATTACATACGATAAAGTTAAGTTTAAGAATATTTTAAAAGAGGCAATTACAAATGAGTAAATATACAAAAATCTATTTGGACATGGACGGCGTGATTGCTGACTTTGCTAAAAGATATAAAGAATTATTCCATATTACACCTGAACAAGCTGATAGGAATAAAAATTTTGGTCCTTACTTCAATACCTTTATTGAAACTAAACAATTTGCAAGCCTTGATATGATGCCTGATGCAAGGATGTTATTGGATCACCTGAACACATTAGATATTCCTGTAGAGATTCTTTCTTCTACAGCAAGACAAGATTCTCATGAGGATATTTCAGACCAGAAAAGAGTATGGTTGATTTCTCATGGTATCAACTATCCACGCAATTTTGTACCAGGTAAAAGCCTAAAGTACACCTTTGCGTCACCAGAATCCATTATCATTGATGACACATTTTCTGTTATCATTGACTGGGTTGAGGCACGGGGTACAGCAATCCATCACACGGATGCTGCATCTACTATTGCTTCATTAGACGCTTTATTGAGCGACTAAATACACTTATATTATGCATAAAGTGGATAATCCGTTTTTATTTTTTACACTCCGTTATATAAAGGAAAAATCATGGTAGATTTCGCAAATCTTAAACGCTCTTCGGGCAATCTTGACAAACTCTCTAAAGCTATCGAAGCTTTAAACACCTCAGAGGGTTCTGACAACAAAGACAATTATTGGAAACCTGAAGTAGACAAAGCCGGCAACGGCATGGCTGTTCTCCGTTTTCTTCCAGCTCCGGCTGTAGATGGTGATGACGCACTTCCGTGGGTCAAATTATTCTCACACGGCTTTCAAGGTCCTGGTGGTTGGCTTATTGACAACTGCTTGACAACCAAAAATCAACAATGTCCTGTGTGTGAACACAATTCTTCATTGTGGAATTCTGGTATTGAAGCCAATAAAGAGATTGTACGCAAACAAAAGCGTAAACTAAACTACATTGCAAATGTCTATATCGTTTCGGATCCAAAACATCCTGAGAACGAAGGACAAATCAAGTTGTTCCGTTTCGGTAAGAAAATCTTTGATAAGATTACTGAAGCAATGAACCCACAGTTTGCTGATGAACAGGCAATCAATCCGTTCGACCTGTGGGCTGGTGCTAACTTCAAGTTGAAGATTCGTAAAGTTGAGGGTTACCAAAACTATGATAAGTCTGAATTTGAATCTCCTGCACCATTGTCCACAGATGATGCAAAGCTTGAGAAAATCTGGAAATCAGAACACTCTTTGAAAGAGATGACTGCTGATAAGGAATTCAAAACTTATGATGAACTATCGACTCGCTTGAATCGTGTTCTCGGTTTGAATGGTGAGACTGTTAAACCTAAGACTACTGTTGAACAGATGAAGGCAACACCTGAGGCATTTAAACCTAAGGCTGTTGAACCTGAATTGTCACTATCTGGTGATGATGACGATATGGCCTACTTCTCAAAGTTGGCTGAAGAAGATTAAACTTCTTTCTTTCATGGAACTTGATACCCCGCCTAGTGCGGGGTTTTTTATTATGCAAATGAGTGAGTATTTTTTTTCAGTATAAGTTTTAGAGTATCATCATCTGTGCGGACAGGAGTTGAAAAAATGGTGCCAGAATTACCGCCACCAGAAGTTGCAACACTTTTACTTGCATCTATTACAGTAGGTTCAAATTTTGTACTATCACCAGATAAAGTTAAACCATCAAACTCTTTTTGAATTTTTTGAAACATTTGACCGAGTGTGTTGTCACTTGTTTCTAGTGAAGATTTTTCACCAGATTCTAACATCATATTTTTAATTCTTTTTTCTTGGTCATCTCTTTGCCTTAATCGTTCTTTTACTTTATCTGCTTGGTTTATTTCAGATAAGTTGCTATCTTTTTTTTCTTCCGGAATTTTTATAACATCCAGTTCTCCTTTTTTATCTCTTGTCCACATTTCATCCGGTTTAATCCAATTGTAATTCTTAGGTGATTTTTTCATGTTGGAAATTGTTTCATCGGATATTTTAGAATCTACTCTTATATTTTCTGCAATTTCTCTGTAAGGCTTACTAGCAGGTACAGCAGTTGCTGGTGGCGGATTTGGTGCTGATTCTTCTACTTTTACTGCTGAGGCACTAGTGTTGGCTACAGGTACTTTTTCTCTTTCTTCTGGTGCAGTTGATGAAGGTGTCACTGCCGTTTTGGCAGATACTGCTGCGGGTGGTGGTGGTGGTACAGGTGACGCCTTCGGCATTGGTTCCACTGAGTTATCAACATCTTCTGATCCAACTATAATATCACTACCAGCGCCTTGTCTATTTTCAATCTCCAGCTGACGAGGTGGCGGCGCAACATATTTTGCACTTTCCGGATCTTCTTTCTGAACAACTAAATTTTTGCGAGTATCACCAGATTGAACAACCAATTTGCCAGCATCGTTTTTAACACGGCCTTGAAACTCAGCAAATGATTCATCTTTTGTTGATTCATACCAATCTTCAGCTTCTTTTAAATCTTTAACACCAATTTTTTCCTCTTTTTGCGCTTTAGATAGGGAATCATCATCCAATATTCTTTTGATACCTGACCTACTGAATAACTTTTGCCTTTTCTTTGCATTTAAAGAAGCAGATTCAATCGAAGAATCACTTGAAATTTCACCCCTCTTAAACATTGCAGTTTGATTATTTAAAACACTTTGGTGATAAGGATCGGTTTGCGCTTTATCTTCTCTTTCATTGGCCGCTGGACCAACTGTTCCATTGGACGCAGCATCAATAGCCAATGCTACTAAAGCTAATTTTTTACCTCCTAGTCTCTTTGCAAGTGAGGCTCCCGCTTCCAAAAGTGTTATGGCCGCGCCAGGAAGCTTCTGTAAACTTTTAAGAAATTTCAATAAGGGTTTAATTTTTTCAAATATCTTAATCAACATTTTCTTTACTATTTCAATCATCCTTTCAAGAAAACCTTTACCTTTTTTTTCACTTGTTGCAGTTCCACCCCCTAAATTTTTTAGAGCATCAAGTAATTCTTTATGCCTTCTTTCTCTTTCATCTTCCTGTTCTTTTTCAAAATTTTTAGCAATTTCACTCTGTTGTTTTTCTTCTAAAATCTGTCTTTTTAACAAATTGAAAATACGAGCCATAATAGTGGAAAGACCTTCACCTTTTCTGATTGGTCTATTTTCACCGTCGGATACTTTTGAAATTAATGGATCATTTTTAACTGGTGTAATACCCAATGCGTCAGAATTTACCGATGACCTTCTTCTTGTACCAGCAAAATAAGCCATATCTTCTTCACTTCGGCCTGCAAGTTTACCATAAGCATATGCACCTAATCTTCCTCCAACCATACGAGAGATATTCATTGGATCAAATTTCTCTTTTAGGCCTGTTAATTTAGCTTTGGTTTTATCTTTTATCGAACTGGAAATGGATTTACCAAAACCTTGACCAGCTAAAGTTCTGTCTACGATTAAATCTTTGAGACTTCGGCCTCTTAATATTTGTGCTCTTTGATATTCCATTTTTATTCTCTTTTGTTATGCTGCATAAGGGGAATATGCATTGTAATCAGGATCCGTTGGCATTGAAGTAATTTCTTTTTTACTTGAACCTATTATATTTGTACTATTATTTACAATAACAATAGGTTGAATTCTATTTGCTTTTTTCTGATCCATATTTAAGGAAGAAATTTGTTTTAAACGTAAACCAGTCATAACATCACTTGAACTTAGGCTGTTAGAATTACCAGAATCATTTGATGCTAATAAGGTTGGTGTTGTGTCTAAAGTGTTATAACTAATCTTTTCTGGTGCTGCTGGTACTGCCGGTGCCGCTGGTACTGCCGGTGCCGAGGCTTTACTTTGCGGAAGGGGTGATGTTTCCGCTTCAGGTTTAAAATTGGGATTTTTTATCCAGTGTACAGGATCACTTGTAGGTAATGGACGATACCACCCATTTTTTGTAAGAAACTCTGTCATATCTTTATCTAAAATCCTACTTACATCAATAGCGGTACCCATAAAGTGTCTACTATCTTCACCGACAGGTAAACCATCTTTAGTAAACCAATTGCCTTTGGCGTCTTGGTGATGTTTTAATTTTTCTTGTTCGGATTCTGTGCGAATATTACTGGTAATTGGAATTTCTTTTCCGGTTTTATTTTTATATTCTTGGTATAATCCATATAATTCTGGGGTCAAAACAACAAAGTTCTTACCAATATTAAACTGAAATCTTTCTCCTCTATAATATTGTCGAGCTTTAGGTTCTGGTTTTGCTGTAGGTTTTGCTGTAGGTTTTTTGGCTGCAGCTGCGGAAGCTTGATTTTCTATAATCATTTCACTCGAAGTATCTTTTGCAGGAACAGCTGCTGCAGATTCAGCCGGTAATGGTGTAGCTGTAGCGTTAGCAGCGAGCACAGGTTTTGCCGTTGCTGCAGCTGCAGGTTTAATTCGAATGTATCGGCCTTTTTCTTTTTCTATATCTGCTGGAAGAACCAATTTTTGAGTTTTAGATTGCATATCAAATACAGAAACTAAATTGGGTAATTCACTATCTTTTTTCTTACTCATGTCCAGTGCTGGTGCTACTGGTACTGCTGGTGATACTGGTGCTACTGGTACTGCTGGTGCTACTGGTGCTACTGGTACTGCTGGTGCTACTGGTGATACTGGTACTGCTGGTGCTACTGGTACTGCTGGTGATACTGATTTTTTTGAAGTACCATCAGGATTCCATCCTTTTGCGTACTTAGAATCCCATGCTTGAGCTTGCATAGCATCTTTTGGACGTGGAGCAACTGATTCCGAAGAATTTTGCGGAAACATTTTTTTTGATTTATTTTCTTTACTTCCAGGAGATGTAAAGAAACTAAGCGCAACTGCACCTAAACCTAATCCAGCTATTAATTCTTTTGCGCCACTAGAAGCAACTTCTTCGTCTTTTTTTCCTGTACTTGTGGATTTATCTCCAGCACTATGACCCAAAGCTTTCATTATTTCATCATGTCTCCTCTTTTCATTCCTTAGTTTAGGGTCACCAAAGTTTTGTTTTAACTCTTTGATTAATTTCTTTTCTTCTATATCATTTTTTAGAATGGAATAAATTTTAGATGCAACATTTCCTGCGTTGTCACCTTTACGCAGTTTAGGTCTTTTAGAAGAACCAACTTTAGTATATAATTCTGTATTGACTTTTGAGTTTATTGTTTGAGATGTATTTGATTTGGGTCCTAAAAACATATTCTTCATTTTCTGAGGAATAAACTTTTTGGCTATTTTCTTGAATCTATTATCCAATCGACCTGTTTTTGTTTCTTTATTATCTTCAGGATCTTCTTCCTCTTGTTCCTGTTCTTCAGGTGGTTGTTCTGCCTTTTTTACATAACGACCAGTCTCAGGATCGCGGGAACGACCTTGTTCAGCAAGAATTTTTTGAATTAATGGAACTAATATATGTTCTTTATAACCAGGTTGCTTGGATAATTCCAATTGTCTTTTCTTTAATTCATTCTTAGACAATTTTTTACCGAGTTCAATCAACTGGTCTACTTGTTTTTTAGACAAGTTTCCAACACTCAACAATTCATTGATTTTATTTTCATTAAACATTTGCTCAAATTCACCGGACTTAAGCATACTGTCGAAAACTTTTTGTTCCATTTTTATCTCTTAGTTGCGTTTTGTTGTTTTATCTTTTCATTTTCTTCTTGAATATGTTGTGTAAGTAAACTAATATAAACGTCCCTTTCCCAAGGTAACATGGTTTCTAATTCGGTCAGGCTATATTTGTGATGCTGCATCAATGCGAAATTAGTTGTATAGTAATTTCTCAAAGTATCATGCCGCATCACTACCCGAAAAAATTTTCGAGGCCCTCCACCTCAATAGTATGATGAAAACCACACTTCTTACAATCCATTTCAATTCGCTTATTCAATACAGGAAGATTATCAAAGAAATCTTCGATTTTGGAAAATTGTTCTTGATTCAAAGACTCAATAAATTCAATCAATTCTTCTTTTGTTGTTTCGTTTGCATAATAAAATTGTTCACCATCAAAAATATGTTCAACACTATTCACAATCATTTCAAAAGCTATATCTGTAGAACTTTTTGAATTTTTCACAGAATCAAGTGCAGAAAACTTTGGATAACTCAATTTAATCATAATCTTATCTGTAAGTTGGATTTCAGAGTTACTTTCTTGTGATTCAGTAATCTTAATGTCCAATAAGTTTATGTTAACTTCCATCAAGTTACCACAAGATTTATCTTCTATCTTGTTCTCACAACGATATTTGTTTTGAACTACTTCACCAACGGATCTTGCTCTCAGTTGGATAAAGTAGTATTCAATATCAATGATAGGCAAATCATCAATATCAATATTTTCTGTCAAGGTACAATTATGGAGAACTTGCTTGATGTTCTTTTCAATTGTTTCCCTCTCATCTGCTTCCATAGCCATCATTAGGTTTCTCTGTTCTTTCACTAAGAAAGGACGGAAGCGTACTAATTTCTTACTGAGTGGTAAAGTCAATTCAAAAATTGGTGAATCTATTTTTGGTAAAGCCATAGTTTATTTCCTTTTCATTAAGTAATTATATAAGTTATTGCCAACGAGTATATGCAAAAGTTACATTTAATTTGTGATAACCATCACTTGACCAATCCAAATCTAGTTGATTGACAGAAATTGGGAAAGCGTCTATGAGTTTAACTTGAAAAATTTCTTTATTTGATGTATCAAGTTGATTAATAAATATTGAACCGACATAATCCTCTTTATAAAGAAAATCGTAAGTAGTTGTTGGATTAATTAAATTCATCCACTCATCAAAAAATTGTTTTTCGGGAAGTTTCGATGAAAAAGTATTGCCATTATGCGATTCGGTAACTATAAAAGTCATATCAATATCATTATATGTTGTGTGATATGCATGTTTTTCTGTTGGATTTGATCCAAATTTTTGTTCCGTAGTTGCAAATGTTCTTCCTGGTATATTGGTGGATTCACATCTTAAACTAAGAGTTTTATCAACACCAACAAGAGCACTTCTTCTGTTGTTAAAATAATTACTTAAACCGAATGGAATATTAATTTGAACATCAAAAAGTTTAGGTTTTGCAACTTCTCTAATACTATCTGTAAACTGACTTATTGTACCCATTTTATTCTTCTTCCTGGTTAAAGTGTGCCATATGGTCTTTGTAATGTTGCATAGAATCTTTCCATACTGTGGAAGTTCTAGCACCTTTAAATTGCTGTAGAGGTAACATTGATGCAACATCCCATTCATTTGGTTGAATCATTAGTAATTTTGACCTAAGGCGACCAAATAAGTATCTTTTCAACATTGGTCTGAACTCTGCGTATCTCTTGGCTGAGTTTAGGATCTCATAGGATATACGCATACGCTTAATATCATCTTCTGCTGTCAACTGAGCAAACCTCATCAGTTTAGACAGAAATGCCATCCTGTATTTTATTGGTAGATAATGCAAGTTCAATCCTAGAAAACCATCATTGTACCTTTCTAATACCAAAACTACTGGAAATTTATCCCAATACGGTAAATCATCTTTTGTTTTTGGATCATAAAAAAAACAATACATCATTCCTATCTTGAACTGATTAGCTTTTCTAAATGTCTCACCTCTAATGGCGGCAGATATTTTATCTGGTCTTTTGATTTCAACAATCTTTTCTTTTAACCAAGCAATAGAATCCTTCGACATGGTTTTAAGGCCTGCCTGTTTCTTTTCTTCTGCTAATGTTGTTAATTTAGATTCCATGTACTATTTAGTTAGAGGCCTAAATGGTCTTCCGTTATCACCATGAACTCCCAACCTCGGTCCAATGCATATTCTGTTGCAGCTTTCCATTTGGCCTGATTGATACCCCATGTGGTAACTTCTTGGATATATTGCCTTGTTACTTTTTTCTTTTTTTCAGGTTCTACAGATTGCTTTTTTGGTTTAACTTCAATGATGGTTGTCTTCAATTTATTATCTTTTGTCTTAGATTTAACTATAAAATCTGGGAAATATCTATGTCTTTTTCCATCCACCGGTGATATATAAGGGATTATAAGTTCTTCTGATGCCCATGAAACGATATTTGGGTTTGAATCTAACCAATACATCACCTTACACTCCCAGGAAGAGCGATAAATAATATTAGTGTAATCACCCACATATTTATGTGGATATTTGGGAATAAATTTGCCTGAGTATGCCATAAATAGTATGTATAATCTTTTTAGGAAAAATAAATGGCGGCTATTGAAGTATTGACCGTTGAACAAGCTACTGCTCTCAAGTCAAAAGGTCTATCAACAGGATCAATTGGTCCATTGGCTGTGTTGGATACAGACCCCAATGCTTCTGAAACTGTTCAATATCCACTTAAACTTAGAAGTGTCAATTATCCCCATTATGTTGCATTTATTGTCAAAGACATTATACCACAAAAATTAGATAAATTAGTAACAGAGGTTAATACCGCCCTAAGTTCAGCTAACAGTGCGTCCACTCTATTGCAAGAAAACCCAAATTTAGAAATAAATGCCACAGAAGAAAAATCTTTTTCCAGTCTTAAATCTTTTCTTAAATCTGCAAGTGAAGCAATGGATATACAATCCAACAGGACACAAGTTAAAGCATTTATTAATTTGTATATGCCAGATTCTTTGAAAGATAATTATAATCCAGATTACGGTTCAATTAGTATAAGAGATGACCTTGGTCCAATATTAGGTGGAATAAGGTCTGCAGCTTCGATAGCGGGTAATGCTGCAAGTTCTTCAGGAACTGTAGTAGATTCTATATCAAACGATCCAGCAGCTATTAAATTTTCTGTTGATAAAATAGTAGGATTATTGGGCGGCGCCGGCGGAATAACTGAAGCCTTACTGCAAACACAAGGATACACATCGAATCCTCAACTACAGATGATTTACCGAGGTTCTCGGTTTAGAACTTTTTCTTTGGATTTTTTATTTACACCTGTGTCAGGTCCAGAAGCAGAAGTAGTTAGGAAAATTATATATTTGTTCAAATTTTTTGCGGCTCCTACAGTTGGTGTTGGTGTAGCTACAGCGAAAGAAGCTATGTTTTTAACCCCACCCGCTCTTTTTCAAGTTAAATTTATGAAGAATGGTGTTGAAAATATAAATTTACCAAAATATACAGATTGTGTATTAGATGATATATCTGTCGATTATGCACCTAATGGTTTTGCTGCACATAGTGGAGACGAATCGGGCCAAGGTGATGGTGCGCCAGTTCAAACACATCTAACATTAACTTTCCAAGAAGTTGAGATTTTAGATAGGAAAAGACTGAGAGATGGATTTCAAGGTGGAGAGGCAGGATTAAGATAATGAAATATTTTGAAACTCTGCCTAAAATATCAAGTATCGATTACAGTGGAAATAAGATATTGTTGACCAATCTTATGGTCAGGTCTGAAATTGTACCTAGCTTATTAAAAAATCCTTTGTTGTTCTATTCATATAATGTAAAAGATAGTGATTCACCTGAAATAATTGCAAGTAAGTATTACGAAGATCCATATCGTTACTGGATTGTTCTGTTCGCTAATCAAATCATTGATCCGGAATGGGATTGGCCAATGAATTCTAATTTATTCACTAATTATATTCAAAATAAGTATACTCCAGATTGTGCAACATTTTATAACATTCCAGAAAGTTCAGTAACATCTGCTCAAATTTTATCTTATACTCAAGTCCAGATAAAATACTATGTTAAATCTGTTAAAACAATAGACAACAGTACAAACAAGGCAAACATATTAAATTATCATGTTAGTCTTGATGAATATCTGACTATACAAGAAGATACAATTGTAAGAACTTTTACAACTGGTGCTCAAGTAACACAAATAGTTAGTAAGTATACAGAAACAATTTATGATTATGAATTGAATCTAAACGAATCTCGTAGGTCAATTTACTTGGTTAACGCAAAATATGTTTCTGAATTTGAAATGCAGTTTTATAATTTGATGAAAATGTGACATGGCAAACAATTTAAGATATCCGGGTAATTTTCAATTAATTAGTATAGTTGTTCATTCAGCCACTAGTGATATTGATTTGTCTTTTAATTTTATAGAAATATCTTATAATGAGGATCTGTTTAATAACACGGCTTCCGGTTATGTAATGATTAAAGATTCCATAGACTTAGCAAATAGTTTAAGTATGTCTGGTAATGAATTCATTCATTTACATTTTGGTAAAGCTGATGATACCACAAACATCATTAAAAAGAGTTTTCGTATTTTTACAATAAGTAAAAGAGAACCTTTGAATGAAGGAAATACAGAAACATATTCAATCTACTTTTGTTCTGAAGAATTGTTTCTTTCTGAACAATATAAAATAAGTAAATCTTATAAAAATTCAGATATAACGACAAACATAAAAGATATATTAAAGACGTATCTACAGGTGCCAGATAATAGAATGGGGCAAATAGATAAAACATATGGTGTTTATGATTTTATAGTTCCATTTTTAAAACCTTTTGATGCTATTAACTGGTTGGCTACATATGCAAGACCAGGAGCTTTTGGATCTATTACTATGGTTGGTGCTGATATGTTATTTTATGAGAATAAATTTGGATATAATTTTAGGTCTTTACAAAATTTGTATGAACAAAGTCCAATGAGAGAATATAATTATTCTCCTAGGAATTTAAATGTTGTCGATATGCCATACAATTTATCTAATGCACTTTCATATGAAATAATGGATTCTTTTGATACATTAGCTGGTGTAAATCAAGGTATGTTTGCAAATCGTTTATTGTCGGTTGATCCTTTATTGAGAAGATATAAAGTAACAGATTTCAGTTACGCAGATTATAATAATAAAGTTGAAAAATTAAACAATTGGCCAATAACTAACAATTACAAAAATCGCAACGGTGATACTTTATATCAAACACCAGAAGCATCTTTTAAATTGGTTTTTGCAAATTCAAATCAAAACGATTATGCTGTTATAAAAAATAAACCAGGTTCAGTTGCGCGTGATATTTTTGCAGATACCTACATACCGAATAGAACTGCACAAATACCTTTGGCAAATTATAATAGAATGAAAATTTCAGTTTGGGGTGATCCAGCATTGACTGTTGGATCTGTTATTAAATTTAATTTACTTTCAAAAGATCCAGTTAGACAAGCTAAAGGCTTAGATGATTTCTATTCAGGAAATTATTTGGTTACTGCGGTGAGACACATTTTGGATCAATTTAAATATAGAACTATTTTGGAAATATGTAAAGAGAGTGTTCCTAATCTATATGCTGATCCTAATAATGGCTCTGTTGGTTGGAGTAATGCGGTTAAAGGAGTTATATAATGTCAAAGGCGACCACTAATTTTGCAGGTTTGAATGGATTTGTTTGGTGGATGGGTGTTGTTAAAAATAGAGCTGATCCATTGGGTTTAGGAAGATGTAAAGTTAGAATATTTGGATGGCACACAGATAATGTTACTCTGATTCCTGATGCGGATTTACCTTGGGCTACACCAATGAACGCCATAAATACTTCAAAAACATTTGGTGTACCTGAACTCAATGATTGGGTTGTTGGTTTCTTTTTGGATGGTGAAAGTGGCCAATTTCCCGTGATGATGGGTGTATTACCGGGAATATCACCAGAACAAAAAGCTGGTTATGCAACTTAATAGGAGGAATTATGGCAATTCAAGCTGAACTCTCATTGGATTATGTTAATTATAAACCAGCAACTGGACCAACACTGGAGATGAATCCTAATCCAAATGCATCAAATGGCCTTTATGTATCAGATTTTGGAAAGCCGGCGCAGTGGGCTTGGGGTGGTTCGTTTTCAACCAAAGGTGTTCAAACTTCCCCCGGTATTGCTAGAGGTGCATTAATCAATACGGGTGTTTATATTACTAACAGTCAAGTTGCTCACGTTTGTGATTTTAAATTTAGATTAAATGCAAATTTATCTTTGACTGCTTTAGTTCCAAATGTAGGAATATTATTAGGTGCAATTAAAAATGGTAAAAATGCTGCATCAGCTGCAATTCGCACAGCAATAACAAGACTAAATCAATTATTCAGAACTGCAATTGATGCAATTTTAGCAGGATTAAATATTGATGCTACAGGTGTTCTTTCAACTAATTTCTCCTTTTTGAAAGAGAAAGTAAGAGAAATTAATGAAAAATTAAAAATTGCAGCTCAAGTTATAGCCGATATTTCTATGGTTTATTTTTTATTAAAACAACTAGATGAAATTACAAATTGGATAAAATCATTACCTGCTCAAGTTCAACAAATATTAGAAGAATGTGTATTAAATTTCAAGGCAGGAATAGCTTCTGTAGGCGCACAATTTGCCAATGGTTTTGCCGGAACAGAAGCTGAGTTAACAGCAGCTTATAATAATGAGAATAATGCACCACAACCAACAACTATAACAACATATGTAACTGATCCAGTAAACGCTAATATAGACAACCTTAGTGCATCAATTAACGCTGGAATAGAATCAGGTAAAGCAGCGGCAGCTAATTATTTTGGTCCTAAATTCAGTAATTCAAGTAAACCATGATAGGATATTTATAATGACAGTTTTAAAACCAGGTTATTTTGCCAGCTGGATAGAACCCAAATCTGCCGCAAATACAGATATTAATCAGATAACCGGTGCAGCGGGAACTTATTTGCCGATTCCTCCTTTTAATAATGCAACACAGACACCTAGTGGCCATGCATTCGAATTGGATGACACTCCAACAAGAGAACGTGTCAGATTACAACACCGTTCAAAGACATTTATTGAAATGCATCCTAATGGTGATGAGGTTCATAAAATATATGGTGATGGATATGAAATTACTCTTAATGATAGAAATATATTAATTGGATCATCTGGCAAAGGAAATTTAAACATAGAAATCCACGGCGATGTAAATATGAATGTTGTAAATGGCAGTGTCAATCAACAAATTGATGGTAACTACGAATTGCATGTTAAAGGAAACTATTCAACTGTAGTTGAAGGATTAACCAGCTTTGTTTCACAGGGTGACATGGACATTAAAGCTGGTGGTGCATTGAGTGGTGGATTATTTGTTACACCAGGCGACTATGTAAGTATTCGCGGAGATTTAAAGGTCAACGGAGAAATCACAGCCTCTAAAATTTTCTCCAAAGGTCGAGTAGATTGTTTATCAGGTATGTCAGCTACATCTGGAGGATTTACAACTCAATTTGGTGGTATTACTGTTGGCCCATTAGAAATATATCCAGTTCCGGGCACAATTAATTGTACTGGTCCAATCAATTCAAGAACTTTAATGTCTGCACCGTTAATAAATGCAGGTGTATCATCTTCACTTTTATCTAAAGATATTGTTAATAGTATCATACGAAATATGCAGATACATATTGCACCTTATGGACCAACAAGTCCACCAACAACGCAAGAAATAGGATTTTAAGGATATATTATGAGCATTTATGGAAGATTAGGGTTTAATTCAACAGACCCAACGACTAACGCGACAGTTTCAAATTACAGTAGTGGTGTTGCAAATAATATGGCGTTAATGCCGCCGTTGTTGAATACATGGCAAACAGAGGATATCTCTACATCCAATGTGGGTGGGTATTTTGTTAATCCTGTGGGATCATTAACAATAACAATAAATTCTGCTCTGAATTCAATAAATGCCGCAACACTTGCTATTAACGTACAATCAACTATATCTTCTACAGTCACACAAGCTTTGCATGATTTAGGTAATACAGCCGTTGGTGCAGTAGGTACAGTAAACAATTACTTATATGTTACGAATAGGCAGTCAAATGTTGTTGATCCGGGAACTGATGTGACTACAGTTCATTACAGAATGGCAATAGGATATGGTAAAATATTGTCTTATATTACATATCAGTCTGATGGTGTGCAAAATAATTCACCCATCATGGGTAATTTTACTAGTATAACTTTAGGTAATACATTAAGTACACTTAGTAACACATTGTCCTCACAACAAATTACACTTTCAAATAGTATTACGATGGGTACACCAAATACTTCTAATTTAACTTTGGCACAAACACAAGCAATAAGTAGCACTATAGGATCCATCACTTCTTTGATGACAACTTATACTACACAAGATAATGCATTCTTTACAAATACAAAAGCCATTATGGCAGATTATTCTACAGTTTCTCCTTTGGGTGACATGGGTGCAACTGAAACTCTATTAGTAAACACTTATATTGGAACAGACAAATTGAAAACCAGAATATTGTCTCAGACACAAACCGCAAATGTCTCTTAATAAGAGTAATAAATAGAAGATGGCAACATTAAAAAAAATATACTCAGATATAGACCTCACATTCAAGCGTGTGCCAGGTACAAATGATATAGCTCTCCGTTATGATGAGAATGCCGTAATAGCCTCGGTTAGAAATCTTTTGTTGACTAATTTTTATGAGAGGCCTTTTCAGCCTGATGTTGGTTCCAATTTAAATCGATTACTATTTGAACCAGCGACAGAAGTTACCGCCTCAATTTTAGATACAGAAATAAGAAATACTATTAAAAATTATGAGCCAAGGGTTGCTATTGATGAGTTGGAAATTACACTTAATGAAGATGGAAATTCATTTTTAGTTTATTTAAGTTTTTATGTTGGAAATAACTCAGTACCAACAGCAGTTAACCTAATTCTTCAAAGGTCCAGATAATGGCATCAAATACAAACATACAGGTAGCTAACTTAGATTTCTCGGATATTAAGAGAAATTTCATTACCTATTTGCAATCTCAAGATACATTCAAAGATTACAACTTCACAGGTTCAGCTCTTTCCACACTATTGGATGTTCTTGCATACAACACACAATACAATGCTTTCTATCTAAACATGGTTGCAAATGAAATGTTTTTAGATTCGGCGTTGCAGCGTTCTTCTGTTGTATCTCATGCAAAATTAATGAATTATGTTCCAAAATCGGCAATTGGACCTATTGCAGAAATTAATCTAGTTTTTACTGGAGTAACAACTACAAACTTTACAATTCCAAAATATACAAAGTTCCTTTCAGAACCTGTTAATGGAACAAATTATAATTATGTTACCACAACAGCTACAACAGTAAGCACGGTTGGGAATGTTGCAACATTCCCAGGTATTGAATTAAAACAAGGCAGTTTTTCATCATATAATTTTATCGTAAACTCTACAAATAATCCAAATTACATATATGAAATACCGGATTCAAATGTTGATTTGTCTACAATAGAAGTATTAGTTCAAGAGTCTAGCACAAATAATTATTATGAAATTTATAATAGTGAAACAAGTTATTTGGAATTAAATCCAACAAGCAAAGTATATTTTGTTCAAGAAGCTGTAAATGGAAATTATCAAATTTATTTTGGTGACGGTGTTTTAGGTAAACAATTGTCTGATGGAAATATCGTAAGAGTTAACTATCTAACAACATTAGGAACTGCTGGTGGTTTGGCCAATAACTTTGTGTTAATGGATAATATTGGTTCTTATTCAACTGTAACCATCAATCCAATTACACCAGCAACTCAAGGTACATCAAAAGAAACGGTAGCTTCTATTAAATTTCAAGCACCAAAAGCTTTTGCAGCACAAAGTCGCGCAGTAAGTAAAAATGATTATATTACAGCGGTTCAACAAAATTCTTTGGGCATTTCTTTTGATGCAGTATCTGTTTGGGGTGGAGAAGAAAATGTCCCAGTAGTTTATGGCCAAGTGTTTATCTCATTAAAACCAAAAGGTGCATATGATTTAACATTAACACAGAAGCAATTAATATTATCTCAAGTTATCAAACCAATCAGTATGATGACCGTTGAACCTACGATTATTGATCCAGATTATACTTACATTCAACTTTCCGCAAATGTATTATATAATACAGCTCAAACCACTTTGTCTCCTGGAACGATGCAGGTTGGAATACAAAATGCTATTTACAATTATTCGGCAAACAATCTAAACACTTTTAATTCAACTTTTAGTTCATATGATGTTTTAACCACAATAAACTCATATAATAAATCGATAGTATCTTCAGATTTTATTATAAATGTTCAGAAGAAGTTTTATCCCACATTAGGCACAGCAACATCTTACAATTTATATTTCAATAGTTCACTAAAACGCGGTCTATATGGAACATCTTTAGTTAGTTATCCTAGTGTGACGATTACAAATCCAAGTAATACCGCAACAACATTGAGTGGTGTTTATTTTGAAGAAGTTCCAACATCAACTGTTGGTGTTGATTCTATTTCAGTATTAAATGGAGGTTATAATTATACAGACACTCCATCTGTGGTAATTACAGGTGACGGCACAGGTGCGACTGCTACTGCAAAAATTGTTAACAATAAACTCTATTCAGTCACCGTAACGAATGCTGGTGTAGGTTATACATCTGCACTAGCCACTATTGTACCCGCTGTTGGAGACACAACAGGCACAGGTGCATCAGTGCTGGTTCAGTTACAAGGACAATACGGAACAATCAGAAGTTATATAAATGATACAATTAAAGGTAAAGTTATTATTTCTGCTAATGTTGGTACAATCGATTATACAAATGGTATTGTTGTACTAAGCAATTTTAACCCAATATCAGTTAATAATGATTTGGGTCAATTGACTATCTCATGTCAACCAACAACAACAATCATATCATCTTCATTAAATAGAATAATTACAATTGATCCATATGATCCTGCAGCAGTAAGTGTTTCTGTTACAGCTAAGAAAAGTTAATTAAATGTTACAAAGTACCAATAAAACATCGTTACTGGTTCCTTTTCAACTTCCTAAATTTATTAGTGAGGACCCAAACTATGCCAATTTTGTTCTATTCATACAGGCATACTACGAATGGTTAGAAGAACAAAATAACACTTTAGACTTCTCTAAGAATCTTTTAAATTACATGGATGTGGATACAACCACAGACCAGTTTTTACAGTATTATATAAATGATTTTATGTCTTATTTTCCGCAAGACATATTAGCGGATAAAAGAAAAGCAATCAAGATAGCAAAACAACTATATCAGAGTAAAGGTACACCGGCTTCATATAAGTTTTTGTTTAGAATACTTTACAATTCTGATGTGGAATTTTTCTACACCAAGGACGCTTTGTTAAAAGCTTCTTCTGGTAAATGGTATGTTCCTAGAAGTTTAAAATTGGCAACAAGTGATAAAAACTTTTTGGCAATTCAAAATCTTAGAGTATTTGGTAACATTTCAAAATCTATTGCAACAGTTGAAACTGCAATATTTGATGGTATTAAAACAGAAGTATTCATTTCAAATGTAGAGAGATTGTTTCAGTCAGGAGAAACTGTTACTGTTGTTGACACAAATAATCAAACATTATATTTTCTAAATGGTGAAATAGTACCCGAAGGAACAGTAGGTTCAGAGTCTTTAACAGCATTGATTGTTGGTCAAATTAGTCAAATTAAAGTTGATCCAAACAATAGAGGATTATCTTATCAAACTGGTGATCCTGTTGTTTTTTATGGTGGTTTAAATTCAAACGTAGCTGGACCAGTTGGTGCAACAGCTTATGTTGAAGAAGTTACATCAGGTTCTGTTCAACGTATTGTTGTTGCAAATGAAGGTTATGGTTATACTACATCTACAGCAAATTTACAAATAGGTGGTGCAAACACTTATATACAATTTACAAACTTGGCAGGTACAAGTCCTCAAGCACCAATTGCGACAATTGGTTCTTTGGATCCAACAGGAATTGCAAATGTAACTTTTATTCCAACAGATAGTATACAACTAAAAAGATACCATTATCTTGGAAATATTGCAGGTAGTTCTGGTGCAAACACATATAATCCATCAACAGGACTTTGGACACAACAATCTTATCAATTTGCAAATAATATAAGTGCAAATGCAAATACAACTTTAGCTAATGCTTTTTCATTTACAGGTTTTACAACGTATCCAATTGCATCTGTTATTGTGCAAAATCAAGGTGGCGGTTTAAGTTCACCACCAACTGTACAAGCTATATCTGAGTACACGACAGATGTTTATTCACAAACAAACTTGGCTAATTTGGGTATTCTTGCACCAATTCAAATTGTTAAAGCAGGTTCAGGTTATGCAAACAATGACCAGATTGCAATCATTGGTGGTTCAGGTTACGGAGCGTTTGCAAATGTAACTGTAAATAGTTCAGGTTCAATCGTATCTGCAACTTATGTAAGTAACTCAACAAACAGAATTTCTTTAGGTGGTATGGGTTATATGAACTCACTACCTATTGCTGTAGTTAAACGGACAGCTAATGGAAATGTAACAGTAAGTACAACTAGTTCAGTAGTTACCGGTAACGGAACAAACTTCACTACACAGTTTAGTAATGGTGCTTTGCTCGTAACAAATACAAATATTGTAATTGGAACGGTTCAATCTGTTGTAAATGCAAACTCAATGATACTTACTGCAAATTCAAAAATCAATGGAAATGCAAATTCATATTATCTTGGAACTGCACAATTATCTGTACCGGGAATATTAGGCACAGGTGCAACATTCTCACAAACACTAAATCGCGTTGGTTCAATTACATCATTCAATATTGTAGAAAATGGCCAAGATTATGTTAGCGCACCTAAAGTATCTTTAAAAGTCCAAGATTTAGTTGTTTCAAATGTTTCCACATTAAGTATTCCTGTAGCAGGAGACATAATCTATCAAGGTGCGAATGTTAATACTGCCACATATATTGCTTCGGTGGATTCAATCAATGCTTTGCAAAATTATGTTCCCGCGAACAACAGTATATACCAATTAAGAGTATACAACTATAATTCAGTACCTAAAAAATCTCTACCATTGAAGATTGATGCCAGAGGTGCTGCACTTTCTTTAGTTGGCGGTTATACAACTGTACATAATACATCATTTGATAATAGTGTAAATAATACAAGATTTGATTCTGCAAATGGTGTAATTACATATGGTGATGGTTATGCAAAGGCAAATGCAACTTTCTTGAATGGTCTAGTTATTGGAAATGGCCAATATTTGGATACTACTGGTCAACCAAGTGCTTTCGATGTATTGCAAAGTGTAGATTACAATAACTACACATATCAAATAACTCTTTCAAAAGAGATTGAAAAATATCGTAGTGTTTTATTGAATCTATTACATCCATCTGGAACAAGAGTTATTGGCCGAATCGCAATGCGTTCAAGTAATAACATGAACTTTATTGTTAATGATGCTTTAGACAGAGGTTATCAATTAAGTTACTATGTTGGAAATGCTGCAACAGTTTCAATTTCGGCAGGTAATGCAACAACTCCAAGTAATAACATTGTTACCTTTAATAATCTATATGGTGCAAATATTGCCAATTTTCTTACTGCCAACACTACAGAAATTGTATTTACTTACGGAACAGGAATCAATGATTCAGTTCATGGTTTAGTTTCTAAAATAAATTATGCAGCCAATACTATAACATTAGAAGATAATGTTTGGACATATTTTGCCAATGTAGCTGTAGGTACTGCATCAAACGGTAATAACCAGATAATAAATATAACATCATTGACCTACAGTTATAACATAGTCAATAATGGTTCTTATAGTAATACTGCATACCCTATATTAGATATTATTCGTGTTGGTGATACGATTACAGTTAATGGAGTAGCTCAGACAGTAACATCATTTACTTCACCTTATACTTCTGTTAATTTGAGTGGTCCTCTGACAAGTGGTGCAAACGGATACATTTCTGTTAGTAGAACTATTACTTCTCTTTATGATAATGTACAAATTATTGGACCAGTAGGAACACAGTATCTTGGACAACTAGGAACAGAAAACGGCAATATATTAACTTCAGAAACAGGCGCATGGCTTCTAATAGGATAAAAAATGTCAACAATTAAAATCTCAGAATTACCTAAATTTACAATAATCAATGCAAATACATCAAACACCTTGTTTGTTGGTGTTGATATACCATCTGCACAAACATTCCAGTTTTCTGCTGGAACATTAGCAGCCGGTCTTTATGCAAACACCGCATTGGTTGTAGGTAACAATACGACACTTTTACCTAATACGATTGCACAGTTTTCATTGGCTGGAGAATCATATGTACAAACCAACTTTGTTAATTTGAGTGGTGGTGGTACAGCGGACCATGTTATTACTGCAAACAACGGTACAGATTCTACATATTTCTTAGATTTAGGATTGGCAAATCCAGGTTATCAACCAGGTTCAGAATTCAATAACATTGGAACTGCTGTTGCTCCTTTAGATGGTTATCTGTATGTTCAAGGTGGATCAACCGCAGGTTTTCTTGGTGGTAATTTGATTATTGGCACTACAACAGCAAATACAGAAACTAGATTTATGGTTTCTGGTGGAACATCATCTAATGTTATTGCTAAGATGACTTCTACCGGTTTCAAGATGGTCAATGGAAATCAAATTTTCTTCTCAGACGGAACTTCACAGAATACCGCGGCCGCTTCAAATGCATACTCGCAAGCAGCTTTCAGTAAAGCAAACAACGCACTGGCAAATACAACAGGTACTTTTGCAGGCTCTTTAACATTTACGGGTGGAATTACTGCCAATTCAAGTAATATTGGTAATCTAACACTTGCAAACAATGCAATATATTCCACTGCAACCAGTGTTGATATGGTTATTGGTCAATCAATAGCAACTGCAAATTTGGTTATCAATCGTACAACAAACATTACCAAAGATATTAATATAACTGGTAATTTAGTAACTAACGGAACACTAATTGATTTCAACAACACAACTTTTGATCCAAATACGGCTTTTGTACAAATAACAGGAGCAAATACAGCCTATCCTGCATCAAATACAAATTATATGTTGCAAATTACAGGTAAAGCGAATTCAACAACACGCTTAGTATTAGATAGTTTTGGTGCAGCTACTTATCCGGTAGTTATTGGTCGAATGGCTCGAGGTTCTTCTGCATCACCAGCGGCAACTTCAAACAATGACATTATGATGAGAATTGTTGGCAATGGTTTCACAGGAACACAATTTCCTGGATCCAGTCCAACAAAAATTGACTTTGTTGCATCTGAAAATTTCACTGATTCTGCAAGAGGAACTCGTATTGAATTTTATAATACACCGGTTGGTTCAAATACAATTCAAAGAATCGCGTCATTTAATGCAGATTCTGTAACTTTTACAGGCCGTGTTGAACCGCAAAAAGGTTTCATTTACACTCCAACAATATATCCTGGTGCTCAAACCGCAATAACAATTGATTTTGCAAATAATTCTCTTGTTAGGGCTCAAACAGCCACAGGTTTAGTTGTTACTCTATCTAATTTATTAGCAGGTAAAGAAGTTGTTGCATGGATTACAAACACAGCTGGAACAAACCAAACATTCACAACCGGTGTACCAGCATTAAATTCAACATTAAATGCAACAACATATAATATTCCAGGAACATCAACCATTTTAGCTAGATATATGTCAATAGATGGTACCGTGCAAAATACTTTCTGTTCTGTCACACACGCTTAATAAATAAATCATGGCATCAAATCTAAACATTCTCACAAATCAAGCAAAAGTAATCAGAGTTGAGACGGATTATTACAATCCAACAGTCAAACTCAATGGTGCTTCGATTAATTCCATATATGCTTTTATTGGCCAAGAAGATCCATGGCCAACAGTAAGTTCAAATGAAACTCCAACACAACCAACGGAAGACCAGACATATCTGAAAAAAATCTTCAAAAATATGTTTGGAGCAAAATTAATTAACTCTAGTAACATTTCACCTGTTATCCAAAGAATTAATTGGGCAAATAATACCAACTTCTTTGCATATTCTGATTCAGTAAATATGAATGCAAAAGATGCCAATGGATTTCCACTTTATAATTTTTATGTAAAGAACCGTTACGACCAAGTTTTCAAATGCCTTGCAAACAATAACGGAGGATTATCAACTTCGGAACCATATTTCCAACCAGGTTCTTATGGCACAAATAACATTTATCAAGGTGATGACTTTTATAAATGGAAATATATGTACACCATCGATGCAGGTCTCAAGAAAAACTTCTTGGATACTGATTGGATGCCTGTCCCAATTGGTGCAAACACACCTCAACCATACTTGACTACTGCTGGATGTGGAGACATTGAGGTAATCAATGTGACTAATGGAGGATCAGGTTATGATGCAGTTAACACATTTATCGTTGTTACTGTTACAGGAGATGGCACAGGAACCATTGCGAATGTAACCAGTTCACAAATAGTGGCTGGCGTAATTAAAGATGTTGTAGTTAAAGCCGGTTTTGCGGGAAATAACTATACCTATGCAAATGTTTCAATCAAAGCATATACTTCAGCAAACTTAACTTATATTTCACCTTTGGGTTCTGGTGCAATCGCTGTAGCTCCAATTTCTCCAGTTGGTGGTCATGCATATGATCCAATCTCAGAACTAGGTTGCAATCATGTTATGTATTCAGTTGAATTCAATGGTTCTGAAGGTGGTGTTTTGCCAACAACAGGTGTAAATTATCGTCAAGTTGGACTTCTTGTTAATCCACAAGTATATGGAATCTCCGGTCCTCTACTTGCTAATGGAGCAATTTATAACACTTCGACACAATTTTTAGTTTCTGCCGGTGCAGGAAATGTATATACTTCTGATGAGGTTGTACAACAATTCGACAATAATGGAAATGTTACATATTACGGAACTGTTTTAAATTTTAACACTTCAAGCAATTTATTACAGTTGATAAATACAAATGGAACATACACAGTTGGTCAATCAATTATTGGTTCTTCTTCTGGTGCATCAAGGGTAGTTTTCTCTGTAACTCCACCGTCACTTATTCCATTTTCAGGATATATAACATATGTTGAGAATCGTGTCGGCGTTCAGAGAAGTAGTGATGGCATCGAGCAATTTAAATTTGTACTAGGATACTAAAGGAAAAAAATGTCTTTAAATTTCAATGTTGGTCCATATTTTGACGATTTTGACCCATCAAAAAACTTCCATCGTATACTATTTAAACCGGGTTATGCGGTTCAAGCTCGCGAATTAACACAATCACAAACAATTCTACAGAATCAAATTTCTGAATTTGCTTCCGCAATTTATTCTACAAATACACCAGTTTCTGGTGGCCAAGTCACAATTAATCAAAATTGTTATTTTATTAAATTGAATACCACTTACAATGGTGTTACAGTAACTGCTCAAAATTTTGCAGGACAAATTATTCAAGATACAACAGGAACAATTCTTGCTAGAGTTATTGCTACGGCTGAAACAACAACCAGTGGTTCTACAGTTGGTGACCCACCAACATTGATTGTTTCTTATCTTTCAGGTGCCCAATTTACTGATGGTAGTGTTATTACAACAACCACAGGTGCAACATACTACGCTTCTGTGGCTACTTCCACAAGTACGGTTGTTAATGGAGTAACAACAACTTCACCTTCTACAGGTTTATCATCAACCGCTTCTATTGCAAATGGTGTCTTTTATGTTGTTAATGGATATTCCATTTCAAACAGTACAGGAGTCCAATATTCAATAGGTAATTTTGTTGATGTAAATCCACAAACAATCATTTTGGACAAGTATGATAACATACCTTCTTATCGTGTTGGTTTGCAAATCACAGAAACAATTTACGATTATATAAACGATTCTTCTTTATTGGATCCTGCTATTGGTGCTTCCAACTATCAAGCACCAGGTGCAGACAGATATGTTATTACATTAACATTGGTTACATTGCCTTTAACTTTGGGTAATGATGACAATTTCATTGAGTTAGTTCGTATTCAAAATGGTAACATCTTAAAACAAGTTGATGGTACAGTATATTCCACTATCGATGATTACTTTGCTAAACGCGATTATGAAACAAACGGCGATTATATTGTCAATGATTTCAAACTAACACCATCCGCAAATTCAACATCAAATGCAACATATGATTTAAGTATCAGTAAAGGTATTGCATATGTTCATGGTTACAGAGTGGAAAACCAATCCGATATTAAATTAACAAACACAAGAGCTCAAGATGTTGCAAATATCAGCAATAATCCAGTTTATGCAGATTACGGAAATTATTTTGTTGTAGATACTTCGAATGGTATTTTTGATATTTCTACAATGCCTCAAGTTGATTTGCACTGCGTACCTGCAGCTAATATTGTTTCAACAAATACCACAACCTATTCATCAACAGTTGTTGGTACCGCATTTATGCGAAACATAACATATGCCTCAGGTACTGGAACAACTACTAAAAATTATGTTTACAATGCATATATTTCAGATTTTTCTGCAAATACATTATCTGGAAATGTTACTTCCGGTACTGCAACAACATTCACAATTAACGATACCAATGGTTCATTCTCAGCCACCTCTAACGCCTATTTCAATGTAACTGTTAGTATGAACACTGGTGGTATTATCGATTTAAGAAATATCACAAGTTATAACGGCGCTTCTAAAGTGGTGAATGTCAGTTCTCCATTTACCGTAACACCGACATCAACATCAACCTTCTCTTTGATATATCAGAATTATGATGTTGAATCTATTGTTAAGACTGCTGGTTCTGGTTCATATGCATTGACGGCAAATGTGAATATAAATGCAGCTGGAGGTAAAGTTAATGGACTTGCAAATACAGATACAATATTGTATTCACAAGTTGCACCTGAAATGATATTCAAAATTGGTTATCCATATGTTGCACAATTAACCACCACATCTTACTTTACACAAAGTGTATATCGTCAGAAAACATTCACAGGTAACACATTAACACTACAAGCAACATCAGGTAACGCAAGTAATCCATTGAGATTTGAAGGAACAAGCACACTATCAAGTTCTGCTGCTCAACAGTTATTCATGGTTATAGATAATGCAACAGGTAATATTTTAGATTTTACTAGTTCAGGCAATACAATTTCAATTTCTTCTGATAAAACTCAAGCAACATTTACAGTTGGTTCTGGTGTAGGTACAAACAAAAATGTCACAATTATTGCACAAGTTCAAGCAAGCAGTGGTGATTCTTCGAGTTATGTTCTGAAATCTAAGTCTCTGGTTACAGGCAATACCATAACCGTTGGTACACTTGCGGCAGTTTCTGGAACAAATTCATATCAAGACCTAACAAAAGGTCAAATTACAATCAGTAAAACAGACTTTACAGTATCTGGCAAAATGTCATTGTATGTAAATGACGTTAAGAAAATTACTAAAATTGTTGATTCGGGTGTTGCTGGTACAAACCCAACCGGTGCATTATCAAATTATACTGATGTTACTAACTATTATACATTAGATAATGGCCAAAGAGATAATTATTATGACCATGCATCCATTTCATTGGTTGCTGGTGCGCCACCACCTACAGGAAATATTCTTGTTGTTGTAGATTATTATTCACACACACAGGCTTCTTCGGGTGATGGATATTTCAGTATTCAATCATACAATACTTCAGGTTCAACGTATGGTGGTGTGTCGAGTTCAGCTGAAGCATATGCACAAATTGGAACTTACACTGCTAAAAGTGGTATACAATATCCATTAAGAGATTGTATCGATTTTAGGCCTTGTCGTGTCAATGGTCAGACTGCATATATTTGGGAATATTCAGGTACACAATCTTCTACCAACGATATTGGTATGTTGATACCTAATAATCTATCAAACTTTACAGGTTTCTATCAATACTATTTGGGTAGAAAAGACAAATTAGTATTAACAAAAGATAAAAGCTTTAACATAATTAAAGGTACACCTTCTGTTAATCCTTTATTGCCAAATGAACCATCAGGTTCTATGATAATTGCAAATTTAATTCATGACCCATACACAGCTTATGTGCCAGGTGAAGGAACGCCAGGTGTTCCATCAAACTTATCTGTCAATAAAATTATTCATAAGCGTTGGGCTAAAGAAGATATTACAGATTTAGAAACTCGTGTTAATAATTTGGAATATTATACTTCTCTGAGTATCTTAGAACAGAAAGCTAGTTCTTTACAGATTCCTGATGCTAATGGTTTAAATCGTTTCAAAAATGGTATTTTGGTTGATGATTTTTCATCGTTTGGAACAGCAGATACACAGAATCCAGATTATGCGGCGAATATCAATGTTCGTAAAAATCAATTAACAGCATTGCAATTGGTTGACAATTTCCAATTACAAAATCCTGTTGTTCTTGCAAGTTTGGGAACAGTAGCAAATACAAATAGTTATAGAATCAATAGTATCAATGGTGCTCAGACAAATCTATTTACTTTACCATACACAACAGAAAATGTTGCTGTTCAACCTTTAGCAAGTAGCACAGTTTCTGTCAATCCATTCAATGTTACAATACAAGAGGGCTTATTGCAAATGAACCCTCCAATGGACAATTGGGTAGATAACAATCAAGCACCAGCAATTCTAATTACTGATCCTAATTTCCAAGTGTATCAGGCTACAACCGGTGTTAACTTATTGAACTCAGGAGATTATCAAACTATTCCTGGTACTTTAGGAACAACAAGTAGAACTAGCACAAGTTCTGTTAATAATGGTGCTTCTACAACAATCACAACAAGCACGACAACACAAACATATGCAAGTCAAATACAAAATGTTACTTCGGGCGCATATAATCCTACTTCTTCCACATTTGGAGTAAGTAATGGATATTTGACAAATATTGCACTATTGCCTTACATCAGACCACAACAAATTATTATTCGTGCAGCTGGTTTATTGGTTAACTCAAACGTATCAACATTCTTTGACGGTGTAGATGTATCTAAATATATGACTGCACCAAATACAATTGAATTGACTGGTGTTTCTGGAACATTCAACAATGATGATATTGTTGGTTTCTATATTGCAAACGTATTTTATCCAATTGCTCGTGTAACAACTGTTTATTATTATACAGACACATCAAAAGTTCGTTTGTATGTTGCTGACATTATTGGTGTACCCAATTTATTAGGTTCAACAACACTAAGAAATGCAACATTTGATTCTACAGGTAATTACTTGGCTTCTTCAGCATCTGGTACAGTAGCTTCCAGTTCCGTAATAAGCATAAGTCAAAGTGGTTCTATTAGTGGTGTTGGTGGTGGTTGGTCAAATACATTGAATGGTGGTGTTACAACACAAATATTTGGAACACCAATTGTGCAAGGTTACTCATCATTACTAAACAATTATGGTGTTTGGGGTGATGGAACCAATAGCACCTCTTTCAATTTTACTTCACCTGTTACATTCACTACTGCTGGAACATATACTATAGAAGTTGGTGCATCAGGGTCATCTACAGTTTATGCGAATGGTACAAGCATTGGTACTTCATTATCAAGTACACCTGCATCCACAACAACTTTCACCTATACAGTATCAACTGTACCGGCAACAGTAAAAATTGGATGGTCGGCAACAAGTTCAGGTACAACAACCTCTGCTTTTGGTATGACGATTAAAGATCCAACAAACAGCATTGTATACACCTCAATTAATCCTCCAGTTACATATACTAATGCAGGAACTTCTGTTAATATGCCAGCAGGAGGACAATGGTTTGTAGGTGCAACTCAATTAAGATTGGATCCAGCCACTGCGTCAAATGTTTCGACCTATTATGTGGGTTCCACCATTAATATCACATCAAAATATGTTTACAGTTTTGATGTGTCGGCAACATATGTTCCACCTGCACCAAAACCTTCCGGTGGTGGCGGCGGAGGTAAAATTATCTGTACTAAACTATATCAATTAGGACTAATGGATGAATCAATCTACAAAGCAGACCAAGAATTTGGTGAATTGTTAAGATTGAATGATCCTGCAGCTTACTACGGATATATTCGTTGGGCTACTGTTGTTGTTGATTGGATGTCTGGTGAAGGTCCACAATGTATGTTCTGGATTAAAGATGACAAGAAGCGTTCAGAAATTCAAGCTAAACTTGCAACAAAATGGGCTCACAGAATTGCAACACCTTGGGCTGAACACATGGCATATGTAATGGGTAAGAGAGATAAAGATAATCTCGCTGGTAAAATTATTATGAACATTGGTAAACCAATTAGTAAAATAGTCAACTTATTACCAAGAAAAGACAAGCAAGCTGGCATAGTAACAGGTTACGGAATGTGGGCATTATTTGCTTTCTTATATACAATTAGTAAAATCTTTGGTGATAAATCATTTCCTAAGACAATAAATACTTAATAAAATTTTGGAAAAATAAATGACAACACTTTATCGCTCAAGTCTTTACACCTATACCGCAACCATTACGGCGTATGATCCAGTAACAAAACTGGTTACACTTGATACTCCTGTAAATTTATCTTTAGGTACAAATACACAAATGGGTGGAGACATTAGTTCTCGTTATTCTATTTCTGGCAACTTAACTAAAATTAATTCGGCAGTACAAGCAGGAACTGCGTTAGCTAAACCATCGACAGATGAAGCTGGTAATTTTGTTGGTATTTTCAATGTTCCTTCTACAAAATTCCAAACAGGAAGTAGAGTATTTCGTGTAGATAATAGAACCGTATCTAGTGATCCATCAACAGCAACAAGTTATGCACAAGGAACATTTACTGCTTCAGGTCTTTCAACAACTTCACAAAAATTAGATTTTGCAGCTTCAATTGATTCATCTAAGTCTGTATTTACACAAGTAAATCAAAAATCAAATCAACTAATCAGCACGGTCACAAACACAAGTTCTATTACTCTTGCTAATCCATTTGCTGGTGGTGGTGATCCTGTTTGCCAAACATTTATTGTTTCAAAAGATAACTATCCTAATGGTATTTTCTTATACTCAATTAAATTGTTTTTCTACTCAAAACCCGGAACTAATATTCCAGTAAAACTTAGTATTTTACCTACAGTTAATGGTTATCCTGGTGGAGCTGCTTTAGATTATTCTACAGTATTATTGCTTCCAAATCAAGTAAATACATCCAGTACACCACATTATTTGGATCCAAGTGCATATACAGAATTTGTTTTTGACGCACCGGTTTATATTCAATCTAATGTATTATATGGATTCATGGTTCAATCATCATCTAAAGATTATGTATTGTATTACGGTCAACAAAATCAAATAGCAGTACCGTCAACAGCAAAAGCTAATGTGAATGATGCAAATCCAACCAATCCAACAAAAATTGGTGCGGCACCTTATGTCGGCGCATTGTTTGAATCACAAAATGGTATTACATGGACTGCTGACCAAACAAAAGATTTGATGTTTGTTATTGATAAATGTGTATTCTCAACAACTTCAGCTTCTGTTCAATTTACTATTCCAAAAGGTTTGCCATTTAGAAAAATGGGTCATCAAGATATTTTGAATAAATTGGATGCAAATAGTGCTTCGCAAATATTTGGTAACTATTCACCAAGTAGAGTTTATGATGCAATGAATCTTACAACAACCGACCTTACGCCAACCGGTACAAACATCAATTATTCTTATGCCGGAACACTAAGTACAGGAAATGTACCAACAGGAACAAACTCAGTTACTCCTGGAAGATTAGGTAGTCCTTTACCTGATGACATTTATTTGAATGATGGTAATGGAGAAAGAACCCTATTGAAATATTCAAACAGTTCGTTCTCGTTGTATGCAACAATGGCAACAAGCGATCCTAACGTAACTCCAATCATTTCGGACGATGGTGTTACGATGTATGCAATATCATATGTCATCAATAACATGGGAATTGGTAATAATGTTATATCTATTACCAATCCAGGTTATGGTTATAATGTCAATGCAACAACAATATCAATTTCGAGTCCAGATGTTGGTTCAAATGTTGCAACATTAGGATTTACCGCAAACGCAAACGGTGCGATTACCTCCGTGTATACAATTACACCAGGTTCAGGTTATCTAACAACACCAACAATTACAATTTCGAATCCAGCTACTCGCGGAGGAAATGCAAATGCCGTGGTTACAGTAACTGGTGAAACTTCATCAAAAGGTGGTAACTCATACGCAAAATATTTCACCAAGAAAGTTGTTCTTGCACCAGGAAATGATTCAGGAGATTTGCGTGTATTCTACACTGCTTATAAACCATTAGGTACAGCAATTTACGTTTACTATAAGATTTTGAATTCATTAGATACGGCACCATTCGAATCAGGTAACTGGCAGTTAATGACAACTATGCAAAATCCGAATACATATTCTACGTCTAGAACTGATTTGTACGAGTATGAATGTGCTCCTGGTATTTTTGCGAGTAATCAAGCAAATAACAGCATTAGTTACACTAGTGCAACAACTGGTCAAAAATATTCATCATTTATTCAATTTGCAATTAAAATAGTTTTAGCAACAAGTGATAATACTAATGTTCCATTCTTAACAGACCTTCGTGCATTAGCATTACCAGCAGGAACAGGAATCTAAAATGGAAGTAGTAAGAGTTACTGGAACAAATTTTGTTCGTGATATAAACAGTAGAGCTCTTTTGCCTACAGATAATACAGAAAAAAATGAGTATTATGCTAAGCTTAGGATGGTAAAGAACCAAAAAGAAGAAATAAATAAAGTAAAATCAGAAATAGATTGCATCAAAACGGACATGAGTGAAATAAAATCTTTGTTGCAACAATTACTAAAAAAAGGTTAAGATGGCAAATACAGTTAATATTTTAGGTTTCGCCAACACATTTGGTGACTGGATTGTTGCAACAAATGCCGATTCAAATGAAATCAACTCAATCGGTAAATATGATTGGACAAAAGATTCCGGAACTTTAATTCTAAATGGTGCAGGCACATCTTTATCCGTTGGCAATAATGCAATCATTTCTGGCCAACTACAAGTTACCGGTACATCTTCTTCTGCAACTATAGACAACAATTTAACTGTTGGTAAACAAGTATATTTCACAAACACTTCACAGAGTTTGGTTGCAAGCGGCACAATCACTTCTAACGGAACTATTTTTGCTACAAATACAGGCACTAGTTTATCAGTATCTAACAATTCGACCTTAGGTGGAACACTAGCTGTTTCTGGTACAACAACCATTTCTAATACAATCAATGTATTGGGTGCAACAACATTACAAAATTCATTGACTGTTGGTGCTGGAGCAGGAATTACAGGAAATGTAAGTATAACAGGAAACACTTATACATCATTTTTAACTTCAAATAATAGAATTAATGCTGGCCAATTAACAGTAACTTCAAATGGTAATTTTGGAGGTTCCATTATTGCAGCAACAAGCGCAGTTGTTAATGGTTATGATATTATTGCATACATCTTAGGAGCATTTACACAAGCTAATTCAGCTTATGGTTCTCAAAATACTACCGGAATATATTCCAATTCGGCATTTAGTTTTGCCAATTCTTCGTATTTGTTTGCTAATAATCTACAGTCTGGTGCTCAAACAATCAATAATATGACATTGACTGGATCATCACTTTCAGCAACAAATGCTGTTGGTGCTTTTCAATCATTGACAACATCAGGTTCAGTAACTGTTGGCGGTTCTTTTGTACTTAATGGAACAGTTGTTTATACAACAAATAATTTTGTAATAAATGCAAACACAAATACACCTGTTATAAGTTATTTTAGTGTTAATAGAGGTACTGCAAATAATCAACCAACTGGTATTCCAAATGCCAATGCGACTATACGTTGGTATGAAACAGGTAAATATTTTGATATTTTAGATGTAAACAATGGTACACAGTACTCACAAATCATGACTGCAAATATGATTTCTGATAGTACAACATCAACAAGCACAACAACAGTACCAACAAATAAAGTTTTAACTGGTGCTTTTATCCAAGCAAATGCCGCTTTTAGTGCTGCTAATACGGCGGCTCTATCTGCACAACCTGCGTTTACACAAGCAAATTCAGCATATCAATCTCAAAATACGACAGGCACTTATGCTAACTCTGCATATTTGGCGGCAAATAATGCCAACGCTAATGCAATAACATCTGGTGCTTATGCTAACTCAGCATTTAGTGCTGCTAATACGGCGGCTTTATCTGCACAACCTGCATTTATTCAGGCAAATGCTGCATATACACAAGCAAATACAGCAACAACAAATGCAGCTACAGCAGACACTAAAGCAGTAACAGCTGGTTCTTATGCAAATTCTGCATTTACTACAGCGAATAATGCACTACCAAGAACTGGTGGTACTTTATCTGGTGATTTGGGTGTTACTGGTAACCTATTTGTTAATGGAACTTCTTCATATATCAATGTTTCTACATTCCAAACAGTTGACTCATTGATTGAATTAGCTGCAAACAATTTATCAGATACAATCGATATTGGTTTCTACGGACAATATGCAAGTGTGGGTACAAAATATGCAGGTTTAGTAAGAAGTGCTGCAAGTAACTTTTATCTGTTCCAAGGTATAGCAACAAATCCAACAAGTAACTCAGTTGGAGCCATAGCATTCGCAAACTATGGAACTTTAAATGCAAATATTGCTGCAGGACAAATAACTTCTTCACAACCTTTACCCGTTACATCTGGTGGTACAGGTGTTACAACAAGTACAGGAACAGGTTCAAATGTATTATCAACCAGTCCTTCTATATCGAGTCCAACCTTTACAACACCAATTCTTGGTACTCCACAATCAGGTAACTTATCAAACTGTACATTCCCAACATTGAATCAAAATACCACTGGTACTGCTGCTGGTCTTTCATCAACTCTTGCTGTTGCTTCTGGTGGTACAGGTGTTACATCAAGTACAGGAACTGGTTCAGTTGTATTGTCAAACAGTCCTTCACTAACAAGTCCATCTCTTACAACCCCTACTCTTGGTACTCCAGCATCTGGTAATTTATCAAACTGTACATTCCCAACTTTAAATCAAAACACATCAGGTACTGCCGGCGGTTTATCAGGAACTCCAAACATTACTGTTGGAACAATTAATGGTGGTAATTCACAACTTAATTCTTTAGGTATTAATACGGCATCATCAGGAACTGCTGGTGAAATCAGAGCAACAGGAAACATTACTGCATACTATTCTGATGATAGACTAAAAACAAAATTAGGAAATATCACAGGTGCATTGAGTAAAATTAAGACACTTAATGGTTTCTACTATGAAGCGAATCAAACTGCACAAGATTTGGGTTACAAAGTAAGGCGTGAAGTTGGTGTTTCTGCACAAGAAGTACAATCAATTTTACCTGAAATTGTTTCTCCAGCACCTATAGATGCTCAATATTTAACAATCGATTATGAACGTCTTGTGCCATTGTTGATTGAAGCTATCAAGGAATTAAGTGACCAAGTAGAAGAACTGAAGGCAAAACTACCGTAAAAAATATCATAAATATGATGAGTGCAGAAATTAAAAGGTACAAAAAATGGCCGCAGGATATTCAGACCAATATTTGGAACAAGGTTCCACTTTTACATCCCAATTAACCTTAGCTGACGATTACGGAAATCCATATAATCTTACGGGTTTTACCGTATCGTCTAGGGCTAAAAAATCATATACTACTGCCAATGTTGCGTTCAATCTAACAACATCTATTACTAGTGCAAATAATGGAATTATAACACTCTCACTGGATGCACCAACAACGGCAAACATTCCATATGGCAAATATGTATATGATGTTATCACAACAAGTGTAACCAATCAAGTTTCTCGCGTACTAGAAGGACAAATTTATGTATCTCCAGGAGTTACTGGTGTAACGAATTCTTATGGTACAGATGCATAATGGCAACAGTAGTAGTAACTCCTTTATCACAAATTAATGTAAGGGTTGGGCCAGGTTCACCGGCAGCTGTACAGTCTACTGCACAATTTGTAGGTGCTTCAGACCAAACTGCACAAATTCAACGCATTTATGATGTTGCCAATGCAGCTTCAGCTACTGCAAATACTGCTTTATCACAAGTTGGTGCAGCTTTTCTTAAAGCAAATTCAGCTTACGCCAGTCAAAATACTACTGGTACTTATGCCAATTCGGCTTATTTTAGCCAAAACACGACTGGAATTTATGCAAACTCCGCCTATTCAAGTCAAAACACCACTGGAATTTATGCAAATTCAGCATTTACTGCTGCAAATACAGCTGCTTCCGATGCATTAGCATATGCGATTGCATTAGGTTGATAAATATAAGTTATTAGGAAACAAAAATGGCAAATAGTTTTAAAAATTATGGAGCAGCCGCAGTAGGAATATCCACAACGGTGGTATATACAGCCAATACTGGAGTTCAAGCAACCATTATTGGTATGTCAGTTGCGAATATATTAAATAATTCAATAACCGCAAATGTTATTGTAAATATTAGCAATTCTAATTTTTATATGGTTAAAAATGCTCAAGTTGATCCTGGTAGTGCTTTAATTCCAATAGGTGGAGGACAAAAATTAGTATTAGAAGCTGGTGATTCAATTTCAGTAAATACAAACACAGCTTCTTCAGTTGATGTAATATTGAGTCTATTAGAAATAAGTTAACATGAAGACCAATTATACCAATTTAGGTAATCAAGAAAATAAAGAAGTTCGGGTTGCCGGAAGTTATGCTAATAATGCATATGTCCAGGCGAATTCGGCTTATGATTCTCAAAATAGTTCTGGACTATATGCCAACACTGCATTCATAAAAGCCAATTCAGCTTATGATTCCCAAAACACTACTGGGATTTATGCAAATGCGGCTTTCTTACAAGCAAATGCAGCTTATATCCACGGCAATTCTGGTCACTCCCAAGCAAATTCTGCTGCACTTTATGCTAATGGCGCTTTCATACAGGCAAACGCTGCCTACATCAGCCAAAACACAACAGGCATATATGCAAACAGTTCATTTACTAAAGCAAATTCAGCTTACGATAGCCAAAACGTAACTGGCACCTACGCCAATTCGGCTTACTATACAGCTAACTCAGCTCAACTGTATGCCAATGGAGCTTTCGTTCAATCTAATGCAGCTTACTATACGGCCAATTCAGCACAGTTATATGCTAATGGTGCCTTTGCACAATCAAATGCATCTTATTATACTTCGAATTCGGCACAACTATATGCTAATGGAGCTTTCATTCAAGCAAATGCAGCATTTAATTCTCAGAACGTAACCGGTACCTATGCTAACTCGGCATATTACACATCTAACTCAGCTCAGTTATATGCCAACGGTGCCTTTATTCAAGCCAATGCATCTTACAATAGCCAAAATGTAACAGGCACTTATGCTAACTCAGCATATTATACTGCCAATTCCGCTGGAGTATATGCTAACGGTGCTCTCGTACAAGCAAATGGAGCTTATAATAGTCAAAACACAACAGGCATCTATGCTAACTCCGCATATGCACAGGCTAATAGTGCATCACTATATGCAAATGGTGCTTTTGTACAAGCCAATGCGGCTTATGGTTCACAGAATGTAACAGGCACTTATGCCAATTCTGCATATCTAGCAGCTAATAATGCAAATTCTAACGCAATAACATCTGGTGCATATGCTAATAGTGCTTTTCTACAGGCAAATGCAGCATTTATATTTGCCAATTCAATATCCAGTACACACAACACCGCAATTGCCGCGGCCTTTGCACAAGCAAATGCGGCATATGCTTCTCAAAATGTAACTGGTACATATGCCAATTCAGCATACTATACCGCCAATTCAGCTCAGTTATATGCCAACGGTGCCTTTATTCAAGCCAATGCATCTTACAATAGCCAAAATGTAACAGGCACTTATGCTAACTCTGCTTACTTTACTGCAAACTCAGCTCAGTTATATGCCAATGGAGCTTTTATTCAGGCCAATGCTGCATACGGTTCCCAAAACGTAACCGGTACCTATGCTAACTCGGCATATTTGGCCGCGAATAATGCAAATGCAAATGCGATAACATCTGGTGCATATGCTAATGGTGCTTTTGTACAAGCTAATGCCGTTTTTATATTTGCCAATTCTGTTATCGCTAGTCATAATGCCAGTATTGCAGCGGCATTCTCTCAAGCTAATGCTGCTTATACATCACAGAATGTAACTGGCACATACGCTAATTCATCATACTATACTGCAAACTCGGCACAACTATATGCTAATGGAGCTTTCACTCAGGCAAATGCTGCATACGGTTCCCAAAACGTAACAGGTACATACGCTAATTCAGCTTACTTAGCTGCCAACAATGCCAACGCTAACGCAATAACAACAGGTACATATGCTAATGGTGCCTTTGTTCAAGCTAATGCATCATTCAATATTGCAAATTCAGCTTCACTATACGCTAATGGTGCCTTTGTACAAGCTAATGCAGCTTATGCATCTCAAAATGTAACTGGTACCTATGCTAATTCAGCATATCTAGCAGCTAATGGTGCCAATGCTAATGCAATAACTACTGGTACATATGCCAATTCAGCATATTACACCGCAAACTCAGCACAACTATATGCTAATGGAGCATTCACACAAGCCAATGCATCTTATGGTTCTCAGAACGTAACTGGTACATATGCTAACTCTGCTTACTTAGCTGCCAATGGTGCCAATGCAAATGCAATAACAACAGGCACATATGCTAACTCTGCATATTTGGCAGCTAATAACGCTAATGCCAACGCAATAACCTCTGGTGTATATGCCAACGGAGCATTTGTACAAGCTAACGCAGTATTCATATTTGCTAATTCTGTATTTAATACTCAGAACACCAGTATAGCGGCCGCGTTTATTCAAGCAAATTCAGCTTACTCTAGCCAAAACGTAACTGGTACATACGCTAACTCGGCGTATTTGGCTGCCAATAATGCTAATGCAAATGCCATAACAACAGGCACTTATGCCAACTCCGCGTATGCACAGGCTAATGGTGCAAGTTTATATGCTAATGGTGCTTTTGTACAAGCCAATTCTGCATATGGTTCTCAAAATGTAACTGGTACATATGCCAATTCAGCATATCTAGCAGCTAATGGTGCCAACGCTAATGCAATAACTACAGGAACTTATGCCAATTCAGCATACTATACTGCAAATTCAGCTCAGTTGTATGCAAACGGTGCATTCACTCAAGCTAATGCCGCATACAATAGTCAAAACGTAACTGGTTCATATGCAAATTCAGCTTACTTAGCTGCCAATGGTGCCAATGCGAACGCTATTACTACTGGCACATATGCTAACTCAGCATATTACACCGCCAATTCAGCTCAGTTGTATGCTAATGGTGCTTTTGTACAAGCCAATGCGGCTTATGTATCACAGAATGTAACAGGTACTTACGCCAATACTGCACTTAGTTTTGCTAACTCAGCTGGGTCATATGCAAATTCTGCGTTCTTGAAAGCTAATAATGCTTTACCTTTGGCAGGCGGAACAATTACAGGCAATTTAACCATTGTCCAAGATGCAACAATTCAAGGTAACTTGACTGTATTAGGTACTACTACAACAACCAATACTGAATCTTTTACTGTAAAAGATACTTTGATATTATTGGGTTTAGGAAATTATTACTCAGATGCATTAGATATTGGTTTTGCTGCACATTATAATAATGGAACAAACGCACACACAGGTTTTTTTCGAGATTCAGATACAAAAGAATGGAATATATTTGAAGGTTATACACCAGAAGTATCACCTAATAACAATATTATAATTACGGATCCTTCTTATAGAAATGCAAATCTTATAGCAAATACTGTAAAAGCAAATGTCATAGCCAACACAATATATGTTAGTGGATATAATGTATTCACATACATCACAAATGCATACACACAGGCAAATGCAGCTTACATAAGTCAGAACACGACTGGTTCATATGCCAACTCAGCCTACTATACGGCGAATTCGGCACAACTATATGCTAATGGTGCCTTTATACAGGCAAATGCAGCTTATGGTTCTCAGAATGTAACCGGCACTTATGCTAACTCTGCTTACTTTACTGCAAACTCAGCTCAGTTATATGCCAATGGAGCTTTCGTACAATCAAACGCCGGATTTAATGTTGCAAACTCAGCATCGTTATATGCCAATGGTGCATTCGTACAAGCTAATGCGGCTTATGGTAGTCAGAATGTAACAGGCACTTACGCCAATTCTGCATACCTGGCAGCCAATGGCGCGAATGCAAATGCTATTACTACTGGCATCTATGCTAACTCCGCATATGCACAAGCTAATGGTGCAAGTCTATATGCTAACGGTGCCTTCGTACAAGCTAATGCAGCTTATGGTAGTCAAAACGTAACTGGTACCTATGCCAATTCAGCTTACTTAGCAGCTAATGGTGCCAACGCTAATGCAATAACAACAGGTACATATGCCAATTCAGCATATGCTCAAGCTAATGGTGCAAGTCTATATGCTAATGGTGCCTTTACTCAAGCAAATGCCGTTTTTATATTTGCTAACTCAGTATTCACTACACACAATACCAGTATTACGGCGGCATTCACCCAAGCAAATTCAGCTTATGCATCACAAAATGTAACTGGTACATATGCCAATTCGGCATATTTGGCTGCTAACAATGCCAATGCAAATGCAATAACAACAGGTACATATGCCAATTCAGCTTATTTGGCAGCCAATGGTGCAAATGCCAACGCAATAACATCTGGTGCATATGCTAACTCGGCATACCTAGCAGCTAATAATGCAAATGCTAATGCAATAACAACAGGCACATATGCAAATTCAGCTTACTTAGCGGCCAATGGTGCGAATGCAAATGCTATTACTACTGGCACATATGCCAATTCAGCATATGCACAAGCCAATAGCGCAAGTCTATATGCTAATGGTGCATTCGTACAAGCTAATGCGGCTTATGGTTCTCAAAACGTAACTGGTACCTATGCCAACTCTGCATATTTGGCGGCGAATAATGCCAATGCTAATGCAATAACATCTGGTGTTTATGCTAATTCGGCATATGCACAAGCAAATGGTGCTTCGATATATGCTAATGGCGCCTTTGTACAAGCTAATGCAGCTTATGCGTCACAAAATGTAACCGGTACATATGCAAATTCAGCTTACTTAGCGGCCAATGGTGCGAATGCAAATGCAATAACAACAGGTACATACGCTAATTCAGCTTACTTAGCTGCCAACAATGCCAACGCTAACGCAATAACAACAGGTACATATGCTAATGGTGCCTTCGTTCAGGCTAATGCCGTTTTCATATTTGCTAACTCGGTATTCACTACACACAATACAAGTATTTCAGCAGCATTTACTCAAGCAAATTCAGCTTATGGTTCTCAGAACGTAACTGGCACTTATGCCAACTCTGCTTACTTAGCAGCTAATGGTGCCAACGCAAATGCTATTACTACTGGAACTTACGCTAACTCGGCATACTATACGGCCAATTCAGCACAACTATATGCTAATGGTGCATTCGTACAAGCTAATGCGGCTTATGGTTCTCAAAACGTAACAGGCACATACGCTAACTCAGCTTATTTGGCAGCCAATGGTGCCAATGCAAATGCAATAACAACTGGCACCTATGCTAACTCTGCATATCTAGCAGCTAATAATGCAAATGCTAATGCGATAACATCTGGTGCGTATGCTAATTCCGCATTTACTCAAGCTAATGCAGTTTATATATTTGCTAACTCGGTATTCACTACACACAATACTAGTATTTCAGCTGCGTTCACGCAAGCAAACTCAGCTTATGGTTCTCAAAATACTACAGGAATTTACGCCAATGCCGCATATGTAGCCGCTAACTCAGCAGGTGTATATGCAAATGGTGCTCTAGTACAGGCCAACGGTGCTTTCAGTTCTCAGAACGTAACTGGAATTTATGCTAATGCAGCTTATTACACCGCAAATTCAGCACAACTTTATGCCAATGGTGCTTTTGTACAAGCAAATGCGGCTTACACTGGTCAAAACGTAACTGGAACTTATGCTAACTCCGCATACTACACCGCGAATTCAGCACAACTTTATGCTAACGGAGCTTTTGTACAAGCAAATGCGGCATTCAATACTCAAAATGTATCTGGTTCATACGCTAACTCGGCATACCTAGCAGCTAATAATGCAAATGCAAATGCGATAACATCTGGTGCTTATGCCAATTCCGCATTTACTCAAGCTAATTCTGCTTTTTCATCTTCTAACGGAATTAATTTAACACAGAATACCAGTATTACGGCGGCATTCACTCAAGCTAATTCTGCTTACGGTTCACAAAACACAACAGGCATTTATGCGAATGCGGCATTTATTCAAGCAAATGCGGCTTATGCGGTTGCTAATGTTGCGGCTACTCCATTAGTTCTTATTAACAGCACATATATAACCAGTAATGTAACAATTGCAGCAAATACAAATGGACTCTCTGTTGGACCTTTAGCGATTGCTAATAGTTACTATGTCAATGTCGCAAGCGGCCAGCGTTGGATAATTTTATAAAAATAAAAAATGAGCACAATATCAACAGGAACATTACTCACAACAGCATTCGTAGTAAAGTCAGATTTATCTGGTACTTTACAGATACAAACTGGTGCCAGTTCAGCTAATGCAGTCTATATCGATTCAAGTCAGAACGTGGGTGTTGGTAATATTTCTCCGAGCGCAAAGCTAGATGTAACTGGCAATATATTGCTTTCTGCTTCAAACCCCTTACTTCGGTTTAACGCAGGTGGCCCGCAGCTTTATGTTACGGTAGGCAACACACTACAGTTTTCAATGAATGGTGGCGGAAGTGAGGCCATGCGTATTGACAGCAACGGCAATTTAGGTATTGGTACTTCTTCACCATCAGTGAGGCTAGATGTTCAAGATACAGCCGCAATTGCAAGAGTTACCTCAACTACAGGAACAAACGCAGTAAGGTATCAAGTAATAAATACTGGAGGAACATCACAATTTGGTAGAGAATCAAGTGGTGGTGGAACAATACTATCCGGTGCAGATGGTTATTCAACTGTACTAACAGGTGCGGGCGCATATCCAATGGTGTTTGGCACAAACTCCGCAGAGCGTATGCGTATTGATTCTAGCGGCAACGTGGGGATTGGTGTTACACCTAGTGCTTGGCTGTCAACTGTAAAGGCAATTCAATTAAGTAATAGAGCTTCCATTTATACAGATTCAAGTGGAAACACTATTGTTGGTAACAATTCGTTTGTTAATAGCAGTAGTCAAGACACTTATTTACAAACAGCACAAGCATCAGCTTATTTGCAAGGTGCTGGTCAACATAAATGGTACAACGCCCCATCAGGCACAGCAGGAAACGCAATAACATTCACCCAAGCAATGACACTGGATGCGTCTGGTAATTTGGGGATTGGTACTACTTCGCCTGTAACCAACTTGACTATTTCTAGTGCATCCGCTGCAACAGGTGGTGATGGCACTCAATACGTCCAAGCTATATATACAGGCACAGGAACTACTAACGCAGGATACACCACCAAAAACTATTACGGCACTTCCCAGTTTTTCCAATGGAACAACAACGGCACGCGCCTAGGCAACCGCATTATTACAAATAGTGGAAGTGGTGCTTTAGTATTTACCTATGGCAATGATTCCGAGGGTATGCGTATTGATTCTAGCGGCAACGTGGGGATTGGGACTAGTTCGCCTATTGGAAAACTTGATATTAGTGCTGGCTCGTCAAACACAGCTTTTGCAGTTACATCAAATTCAAACGGTAGTTTGCCATCTGCAACGCCATCGGGTTTAGTTATTGGCCAAAACTACGGAGGTGGTTCTGCTGGTTCCGCTGAAATAGATTTTATTTTTAACTCATCAACGTATGTTGGTGACAACGGCGGATTTAGGTTTTACCAAAGAACAGGCGCGTCTACTGTGAATGAAATGATGCGTATGACGCAAAATGCGTTGTATATGTATACCGGCGGCACAGAACGTATGCGTATTGATTCTAGTGGCAATGTGGGAATTGGTACAGGTTCGCCAATACGGAAGTTGACCGTTTCTACTGCCGGTTCCTGTGAATTCGTATTGCAAGATAGTTCACAAGGAACAGATTCTAAAAATTGGCGCATTTTTAACACTGGCGCACAAATGTATCTTGGTACACTAAATGATGCTGGATCAGCGGGTACTGATGTAATGATTATGGATCGAACTGGCCGTGTTAGAATGCCAAATCAACCATATTTACACGCAACAGTCAATTCTGGCGTGGCTGGACCTAATTTTTCAGTTCATAATACTGTTACTATACCATACAATTCTATTATTACAAACACTGGAAATTATTTTAATACGTCAACGTATACGTTTACTTGTCCGGTAGCAGGAGTATATCTTGTATATGCTTCAATTCAAATTGGTAGTATGCAAGGAACAAGTGGTGTTGGACCAAATTTCCAAATTGTTAGGAATGGTACTGTTATAACAGGGACATATAATTTCATACTAACGGGTACAGGATATCAAAAAGAAGAAGGCACTGCATATGTAAAATGTGCTGCTAATGATACATTATATGTAAATTATTATACTGGTAGTGCCATGACTGGTGGTGGCGCTGAATTTAATGGTGATGTAAGAAATGCTTTATGTATTGCATTTATAGGATAATTAAGGAGTAAAAATGTCAAAAATTTATACAGTTACACTAAGTGATGCTGAAGACAAGGCACTTGGTTTTGTTTCAGTTTCACAAGATGATTGGATTCAAAATGCAGTCCATGAAAGGTGCCGTGTTGCTATTGAAGAAATTATAGCCGCAGAGGTGCAAAGATTATTAGCAGCCGGGCAATCAATTACAGGCACAAAAGATGATATTGTTTTAGCTGCACCAATTAAATCTGCTTATGAAGTTCATCAAGAATTTTTAGCTAGTCTAGCAAAATAATTATAAATTATGCCATTATTTCTTAACGGTACAGATAATAGCGCAACAACTCCAGCAGTACAAGGTGGAACTGGTGGTACAACCACCGGTGTCTACTATCCTGCAATAAATCAAATAGCTATATCTACCAATGGCACACAAGCTTTATTAATAGATTCAAGTCAAAATTCTACTTTTACTTCTAATGGTGCTGTAACTTTAACTAGAGGAACTACAGCACAACAACCAGCAAGTCCTGTCGTAGGTATGTTGAGATACAATACCTCAACTAATCAGTTTGAAGGTTATAGTGGTGCATCTCCTGCATGGGCTTCTGTTGGTGGTGCAGCAATCAGCAATGACACCGCAAATACTAGTTTTGCTTATCCATTGTTTGCATCAGCTACAAGTGGAACTGCATTGACTGTATACACAAGCAATGCTAAACTACTTTATAAACCTTCTACAGGTGACTTGCAATCATCACAAGTCACAGCAAATAATGGCATCTTTTTAACTTCTGCAATCATTAGTAACAATTACACAATTCAAACAGGATACAATGCTCACAGCGTAGGTCCAGTTACTATGGCAAACGGTGTCACAGTTACAATTTCTAGCGGACAACGCTGGCTTGTGTTTTAAGGATAAGTTATGGCATCTACAATTTCAGCAGGAACAACTAGCGCTACGGCAATGGTATATACAGCAGACACATCTGGTGTCTTGCAGTTAGCTAGTAACAATGGCACTACAGCAATTACTGTAGACACAAGCCAGAACGTGGGTATTGGTACTACTGGGCCTTTATCTACTCAATCTAACCGCATTTATCTGTCACTAAAAGGCACAGGAACTGCCGCAGGAACAGGGCTAGGGGTTTTACAGTTTCAAACCAATGCTGCTGGTTCTACAGGACCAAATATGGGAAATATCGAGTGGGATTTGCCTGACAATTCGGGGTCAACGTCTCTAAGATGTTCTTACATAAGCAGTTCAGTGGAAGGGTCAACCGCAAACAATCGTGGTTCTAACATGTCATTTGCCACCAAGCCAGATGGTGTCAGTAGTGCAGGCGCCGAGGCAATGCGTATTGACTCAAGCCAGAATGTTGGTATTGGCACTACTTCACCTAACGGCATTAGACTTAATGTTGATAGCGCTGCTTTAAACACATCTACTGCTTATATTAAAAACAATGGCGCTTTACCCGACAACAATGACAACTCTGCTTTGTATGTTAATCATGCTGGCACTGCTGGAACAGGATTCCGTGTTCGCACAGACCAAGCATTAACAGGCACAAACTTTGCTCACATATTAATCAACAACGCCAGCGCAAGCATTAACGGACTGCAAGTATCGCAGTATGGAACTGGATGGATTGCCAATTTTGATAAAAGCGGAACATCTGCTTTCTTTATTGGCAATAACAGCAAAGTTGGAATTGGCACTACTTCGCCAGGCGCAAACCTTGAGGTGAAAGGCGCATCCGGTCAAAATATTTATGTGTCCTACACGAGCGGTTCGCAACTGCGTTTGAAATCGGATTCAGGTGATTCTGGTGTTGGCACTACTGGCTCGACGCCATTGTTGTTTTTGATAAACAACGGAGAAGTTGGGCGTTTTGACACTAGTGGCAATTTGGGAATTGGTACTTCCGCTTTGTCCGGGTACAAGTTGTGCGTTGGGAACACATCTTCGGTGACCACACTAAACGGCGTTGGTTTGACTTTATTTACCTCTGGTAGCCTAACATCTAATATTGGCGGCGTATTGAACTTTAGACCGGGTCTTGGTCAAACTGCCAGCGACATTTTTAACTTGTCCATCTGTGCGTATGACCATAGCGGTGATACAAATACGGATGGATTAAGCATAAACGGCTATGACGGTATTTCTTTTTGTACAGGTAGTAATGCTCGAAACGAGCGTATGCGCATTTCTGGAAATGGCGATATAGTTATAATGAATGCCCTAACAGGCGGAACAGGAGCACTTTTTGTCGGCAGACAAACAACCATTGCAAACGGCAGAATTGAGGCAACTGGCAATGACAATATAATGGTTACTAATCAAACTGATACTGGATCTGGCGCAAAAAATATTCTTTACATTCTGAGAAATACTAATTACGTTGGCGGCATCACTTGTACTAATACAACTACTTCTTTTCCAACATCATCTGACTACCGCCTAAAGCAAGACATTGCGCCGATGACTGGCGCATTGAACAAAGTTGCCGCGCTGAAGCCTGTTACCTACAGGTGGAAGTTGGATGGTTCTGATGGTGAAGGCTTTATTGCCCATGAATTGGCGGAGGTATGCCCCCATGCTGTGACAGGTGCGAAAGACGCTGTAGATGAAGATGGCAATCCCAAGTACCAAGGCATTGATGTATCGTTCCTCGTTGCTACCCTTACCGCAGCAATCCAAGAACTCAAGGCAGAATTTGATGCCTACAAAGCATCTCATCCGTAATCATCATGGCCAAAATGAATCTAAATAGTCCCAAAGGAATATAATTAATGGCTAGCATCATATCAGCAGATTCAGGATTAGTATCAGGAGTACCAGGACTTAAAACAAGTGCTGATTCTTCTGGTACATTACAGTTACAATCAGGCAATAACGTAACTGCGCTTACGGTGGACGCAAGCCAGAACGTGGGTATTGGTACTACTTCACCTGTTGGCCTATACGGTACAAATTTTACTTTATATAGTTCTCAAAATACAGGAACGGTAGCTTCAAACGCTTATGGTGTAATTCAAAGTGTAAATAGGAATGCTGTTATGGAGTTAGTTGGTACTTCAACAGCAACCAACGCTTTTAACTTTTCATCTACTACTCCTGGAACAGGTGTTGTGGCTGGTGTGATTGGTGATATTGCAAATCAAGCTATATTTTTTAGAACAGGTGGCCTGACAGAAAGATTGCGTATTGACTCCAGTGGTAGATTACTTATTGGAACATCTTCAGCATCAGGTTCAAATCTTTTACAAGTCAATTCCGATGCCTTAATTTACGGACTCACCGTAGGTCGAGGCGCTGGTGCTGTGTACAACAACACGGTAGTTGGTTCATCCGCATTGGCATCAGGTTCACAAGCTGGCGGGAGCATTGTTGCAGTTGGATACAACACACTACAAAATAATACCACCGCAAGTTACAACACAGGTGTTGGGTATTACGCATTGAATTTAACGACTACTGGAGGCAACAATACAGCTATTGGCGCAAGCGCACTTGCCTCCAACACCACCGCCAGCAACAACACCGCTGTAGGGTATCAGGCTGGGTATAGTAATACAACAGGAACACAGAATACCGCTGTCGGATACCAAGCTCTTAGAGCTAACACAACGGAAAATGCAAGTACGGCAGTTGGCTACAACGCTCTTGGTGCTTCTACCGCAAGGAACGATGCGTTTGGCTATTCTGCTTTAGCGGCAACCACAACAGGCGCATATAACGCAGCGTTTGGCTTTGCGGCTTTATATGCCAACACCACAGGTGGTAATAATACTGCTGTTGGATACACGGCACTCAACAACAACACCACCGCCTCTAACAACACCGCTGTAGGGTATTCTTCTGGCTCCTCAATCACAACGGGCGCTAAGAACGTTATCCTCGGCAGCTACACAGGCGCTGCTGCTCCCATCTCTGCTACTGGCAGCAACTTCATCGTGCTGTCGGACGGTGATGGCAATGTGCGCCAAGTTATTGACTCTAGTGGTAATGTAGGTATTGGTACTACTTCGCCTGGATATAAATTGGATGTGCAAAGCACGGCGTCTAGCGGCGCGCCGTTGCTGGCAAACTTTCAATCTGCTGGCGGTGACACACAAGTTTATGTTTATAACGGAACTGTCAAAACTCAGCTAACAGCAGACAATACAAATAGTGCGTCAATTGTCGGTTCGTTTAGCGCACATCCGCTTATTATCCGAACATCCAATACAGAACGGATGCGTATTGACACCAGCAGCAACGTGGGGATTGGTACTAGTTCGCCGAGTACATTTGTAAATAGCCAAGGCGTTACGCTAGTTGTTGGGGGGAATGGATCTAATTTTGCAACTATCCAAGGCCGTACTGATGGCCCAACCGGTGCAACTAACGGCGTTGCTTACGGCGGGTCTTACTCTACAAACCCAATCAACGGTTCGCGGATGACCCTCAATGCGGAAGGTGGCTCGGGTCAAAGAGGCTCTGTTTCTTTTTGGACAAAAGCACTAGACGATAACTCAACTCAGCCACTTGAACGAATGCGTATTGACCAAAGCGGCAACTTGCTGTTTAACTCAGGCTACGGCTCTGTTGCCAAAGCGTATGGTTGCCGCGCTTGGTGTCAATACAATGGCTCACAGGCAATTGTTGGATCTGCAAATATAACCAGCATTACTGTTAATGCTACAGGAGATTCAACGCTTAATTTCACAACGGCTATGCCTGATGCAAATTATTCTGCTGTAGCATCGACAAATGAAGACTCGGGTACTGCTAAATTTTGTAATATAACGCAACCATCAACCACTACTATTCGTGTTGTTACTTTTAACACTGCTGGAACAAAAATCAACAATACTTACAATTTTGTTGCTATATTTAGATAAGGAATGTAAATGTCACAGTTAATTATTTTTCAGTCTGAAGCAGGCAACGCCATATTGGTAATTCCTGCGCTTAATTGCGGTATTCCAATTGAAGAAATTGCCCGTAAAGATGTGCCAGCGGGCTTGCCCTATCATATTGTAGACGCAGCGCAAATCCCAACAGACCGCACTTTTTACGAAGCATGGGAGGCTGATTTCACCAACCCTACAGGACATGGCATTGGTGCATCAGCGTGGTTTGCAGAGCAAGCAGCTAAGGAGCAAGCATGATTACCGTCAATATGGACAAGGCCAAAGCCATCACCAAGGCCCGTTTGCGAGTAGAACGTGAGCCATTGTTTGCGGCACAAGATGTGGCATTTCAACGGGCTTTAGAATCTGGTGCAGATACTTCCGCAATCGTAGCTGAAAAACAAAGATTAAGAGACATTACTAAATTGGCAGATGAAGCTACATCTCTAGAAGAATTGAAAGCCATAAAACCATGACAACAATAATTAATGCAAGTAATAGTGGTAGTGGTGGTTTAGTTCAAACCGCAGACGCCTCTGGAGTTCTTGCTCTACAAACGGCAGGAACTACTGCGGTCACTGTAGACACGAGCCAGAACGTGGGTATTGGTACTACTTCTCCAGCAGCTAAATTAGAACTTGGAAGTGGCACATTGTTACTGACCAACAATGTTTTTCTTCAACAAAAAGACTCAAGCGGGAACGCTAAAAATGTTGCTGGAGTAAATGCTTCAAATCAATATAGTTTTGGTGGTCTTGATGGCTCAAGCACTATAAACACAATTCGTGCATTAGTTGCGGGTAATGAAGCGATGCGTATTGACTCCAGCGGCAACGTATTGATTGGGCAAACTGGCGTAACAGGAGATGGTGAAAAGGTCTCAATTAGCAATACTACAACATCAGGTAGCGCATACAACACAACGCTGCGTTTGATATCTACAACAACTGGCGCTGGTTCAGAAGCCAAGATGATGTTTAATCTTGGCGGTGCATCAACAGGCATTTCTTATATTTCTAGCCAACTTGAAGGCGCAGGCTATGGCAATTTGATATTTGCAACTAGGCCCAATGGTGGCAATCCATCTGAACGGATGCGTATTGATTCCACTGGTAATGTGGGTATTGGTACTACTTCACCTAGCAGTTACGGTCTATTGTCTGTTGTTTCTTCTACTGCCGGTTCTGCAAAAATATCTATTCAAGATACATCTGGTGGTTCATCTCCAGCACCATTGCTTCAATTTGGTGTAAACAATTCTAATGGATTTAACACAGCTGATGCTGCAAGGATATGGACTACTGCGGCAACTTCATCTGTTGCAAATTTGAATTTCTCTGCTTATAATAATGGAGGAACATCATCAGCTCAAATGATATTAACTGGTGGTAATTTATTAGTTGGCGCAGCTAGTGCATCGGCTTTACCAACAGGTTATGTATCAGTAGCTAATACTTTTGGTTTCAAGAACCGCATCATCAACGGCGCGCTGGTGATTGACCAGCGCAATGCTGGGGCGAGTGTTAGCGGAACTACTGGGGTGTACACGGTTGACCGCTGGACGGTGCAAAACAACTCAGGAGCCGCACGGTTTAACGTACAGCAAAATGTGAACTCGGTTACACCGCCAGTGGGCTACAAATACTATCTTGGCGTCACGTCAACCTCCGCTTATACCGTAGCGGCGACTGACGTAATTGGTATTCAGCAATTTATTGAAGGCTACAACATTGCCGACCTAGGTTGGGGCGCTTCTGGCGCTGCAACAATTACGTTTTCTTTTTGGGTTCGCAGTTCGTTAACAGGAACCTTTGGCGGCAGCATAGTTGAAGGCGCTGCTGGTACTGCGTTTTATCCTTTTACATACACAATCTCATCAGCAAATACATGGGAACAAAAAACTGTAACGATTGCAGGACCAACTATAGGCACATGGAATTCTACAAACGGTCGTGGACCTCAAGTGTTATTTAATTTAGGTACAGGTTCTACTTATATAGGAACTGCTGGTGCATGGACAGCCAATTCTTACTACGCTGCCACAGGTGCAACCAATTTTGTGGCAACAAACGGCGCCACCTTCTACATCACAGGCGTACAGTTGGAAAAAGGCTCAACAGCAACTAGTTTTGATTACAGACCTTATGGGACTGAGTTGCAATTGTGCCAAAGGTATTTTATTAGCTACGGTGGAACTACTGGCTACGAACGATTTGGAGTTGGTATGGGTAATGGCGCAACAACTGCTTCTATATGTATAGCTTTGCCTGTACCTATGAGGGTTGCACCAACTCTTGGTTATTCAGCGGTTGGTGATATTGGTTTATATGATGGAGCAAATGTAATAACAGCAACAGTTTTAGCTTTTGACCAGCCATCAGAGAAAGTGCTAACTGTTGCAGTTACGGTAGCTAGTGGGGGAACTCAGTATAGACCAATGGCATTAATTGCAACTAATAACACATCGGCTCGTCTTAGATTTTCAGCGGAGTTATAAAATGATTCAATACAAATTACAAAAGGGTTCATTTGGTGATGTTGTTGCTGTAACGATTATTGGACAGAATATTAGTATTCCACTAGTTGAAGGTAACTCCGACTACCAGCAATACCTTGCATGGCTTGCAGAGGGCAACACACCACAACCCGCGGATGAGGTAACACAATGACTCTTGTTCTTAACGGTACAGATAATAGTACAACAGCTCCAGCAGTACAAGGTGGAACTGGAGGCACAACTACAGGTCTTTATTATCCAGCTAATAACCAAGTATCGATTTCTACCAACGGCACACAAGCTTTATTGGTAGATTCAAATCAGAATATAGGTATTGGTACTGCTTCACCCAGTTATAAATTTGACCTTGCGGGAACTTCAGGTTCTTCTACAACTTTTAGAATTCAAGGCTACGCAGCTGCACCATATCTTGATTCATATTCCGCAGAAGGAACAGCAGCTTCACCTACAGCAGCAGTAAATGGAAGACAAATTGTATCTTTACGCGGATGGGGTTATGACGGCGCATCGTATATTTTTGCTGGTGGCATGGATTTACAGGCCGAAAGTGCATTTTCTGTGGGTAATAATCCAACGTATATAAGATTCAGAACTTCTCCTGCTGTTGGTAGTGGAACAGAAAGAATGCGTATTGACTCCAGTGGTAACGTGGGGATTGGTACTTCTTCGCCAGTATCTCAATTAACTCTAGCAAAAACAAGCGACCTTGTATTTACTCAAAATGGTTATGGTATAACATGGTCTTCAGATAACGGTAGTCCTAGAATCTATGGAACAAGCGGTGGAGCATTAAGTTTCAAACATGGTGGCGGCTCTGTTGGCATGCTTATGAATTCAAGTGGCCAAGTAGGTATTGGAATTACTTCACCTGCAGCATTATTGCATGTTGGAGCATTAAACGGTACTGGTTCTCTTAATGGATATACAAAAGTGGCGATTGAGGCAACGGATTACGCCGTACTTACATTGAAAGGTCCATCAGCTAACTTTGAGCAAATTATTTTTACTGATACAACCAGCACATATCTTGGAGGTATCAACTACTTCAACTCAACAAATTCCACGCCAAATGCGATGGCGTTCCTTGTAGGTGGTTCAGGATCAGAACGTATGCGTATTGACTCCAGCGGCAACGTGGGGATTGGTACTACTTCGCCAAGTTACAGAGTCGATGCTGTTGGCACTGGAACCGCATCAACAGGAATTATCAGAACATCAAGTAATTTTACAAATTCCACAACAAAGTATGGCTATTACACAGTTGGTCATTACACAAACGCTACTGCGCCTTTTGGTTTTATCCAAGGCGAAAGCAATAGCACAGATAATAACGTCCACATAGGCGGTGGTGCTGGCGAAGTGACTGCGGCAACAAGGATTGATTTTTATACCGCTGCAAACAATACCACCACTAACGGCACAGAACGGATGCGTATTGGTTCAGATGGAACATGGTACTTAAATACAACTGACGCAGATGCGTTTATCGGCAGTTCCACAAGCCAAACCGGATTTACTTTCAGGCCGGGACTTGGGCCACGACTTTCATTGGTAAATGACTTTTATATCAATAGGTCTAATGGTGACGGAAATATATTTGCATTTAGACGCAATGGTACTGACGTAGGAAGGATTACTGTCTCAAGCGGCGCTACTGCCTATGTAACATCTTCTGACTACCGTCTCAAACAAGATATTGTTCCAATGACGGGCGCGTTAGCAAAAGTGGCTGCACTCAAACCTGTCACCTACAAGTGGAAATCGGATGGCTCTGATGGTGAAGGCTTCGTTGCCCACGAACTGGCAGAGATATGCCCCCACGCAGTGACAGGCGAAAAGGACGCTGTAGACGAAGAAGGCAACCCAAAATACCAAGGCATTGACACCAGCTTCTTGGTTGCAACCCTGGCCGCCGCAATTCAAGAACAACAAGGACTAATCCAAGAGCAACAAGCCCTCATTGCATCCTTAACTGGTCGCATTTTAGCACTTGAAACTAAATAAAGATTTACCATGAATATTATAATTTGAAAAATTCAACAAACAATTAAATAAGGACTTACAATGATTACAACTTGGAAAATTCAACAAACCGACTACTTGGTATCAGATGGTTTTATCACCACCGCGCACTGGACAGCAACAGCTGTTGATGGTGATTATACTGCTGGTTCTTATGGCACTTGCGGATTCTCTACATCTACTCCAACTATTCCTTATAATCAAGTAACTGAACAAGAAGTTCTTGATTGGTGTTGGGAAAACGGCGTTGATAAAGAATCTGTTGAATCTAGCTTACAATCACAAATTGATGCATTAAAAAATCCAGTGAAAGAATCTGGACTTCCTTGGGGTAATTAAAAAACTAATGACTATTGTTATGGATAAATAGGACATAATAGGAGTTTTTCAATGCCGACCATTAACAATAGACAAGAATTTATAGATTA